ATTTAGAGTCAGAGAACAGCTACATTCTGAAGATTTAAGTGATGAAAAATATGTGGAGCTAAACAATAAAATGAATATTTTAAACCAAAATAGGTCCACTCTTTCTAATCTCTTAGATGACAAAGTAGAAAAGGTTATTTCCAAGAAGGAAAAAAACTCTGTTCTTAAAATGGTAAAAACATATAGTACTGAAGAAAAATGAAATTTAGTGATTGTGTAAATGAGTTTGTTTCTCTTTGGGTGACTTGGCTAAAGTATAACGACATTGCTATTAATAAAAACGAAGAGGCTTCAAATAGGCGTTCCGCAGCGATTAGTGCGGAAAAGCTCTTGAATAGACGATATAAACTTGTGGAAGAAATAAATAAACATTTTAATCGGTTTGACTAGGTCTTTATGATTTCTGTATTCGGGGGAACTGGGTTTATAGGTTCACGGTTTAGTGAGATGTATGAATCAGATGTATCTGTAATCGACAGGCAGACATATATCCCGAAGTCAAAAAATGTTTTATACTTTATAAGCACTACAAGCAACTATAATGTTTTCGAAGATATTCATCTTGACATAAACACAAACTTGTCTACTCTAATGAACGTTCTGGAAAATTGTAAAGAAAAAGGACTCGTGTTTAACTTTATCAGTTCTTGGTTTGTGTATGGAAAAACTGAAGACTTGCCAGCAACAGAAAATAGTGTTTGTAATCCAAAGGGATTTTATTCTATAACCAAACTCTGTGCCGAGCAACTTATAATATCTTATTGTGAAACTTTTGGAATAAAATATCGTATTTTACGATTAGCGAATGTCTATGGCGAGGACGACAAAAGCGTTAGCAAGAAAAAGAATGCCCTTCAGTTTTTAATAAACGAGTTGGTGAACAATAGAGATATTAGTTTATACGATGGCGGAAAGAATATAAGAGATTTTATTTATATTGACGACGTTTGCCGGGCAATTCATACTTGTATAACCAGAGGAAACCTTAACGATACTATAAACATCGGCTCCGGCCAGCCCTATCAGTTTTTAGATTTGATGACATATTGCAAAAACAAACTTAAATCTAGGAGCACCATAATTTCAGTCTTGCCGACAGACTTTCATGATATTGTACAGGTTAAGAACATGTACCTAGACACAGCCAAATTAAAGTTGCTAGGGTTCAAGCAAAAGACAACGATTAATGAAGGGCTTGATCTGATAATGAATAAGTACAAGGAGGATGTAAAAAAATGAAATACGGTATCTGGAGACACGAAAATTCAATAGGAAATTCTGCGGAACATACAATCGGGCTCTATAAACACTTATTGAGGAACCCGGACCCGGACCCAACGATATATGTGGAAACAGAATTTCAGAAGTGGTTTGTCCTATGTATACCCGGCATCGAGCCAAAAAATGTGGAGTTTTTCCACAACGGTGATCGTACTCTCACAGGCTATGATGATGATTATTATAAAGATATCCATATGCCAAACTGTTATCCCTTCCCAAAGACATACCCCGCAGTCTGGGAAGATCTTAAATTTGAACCCGACTGTACCTTGGAGTTTCCAGAACACTTATATGAACCTAAGAGAGATTTACCAACCGATGCGATTATAATGCATGTTCGAGAAAGGGGAACATATAATCACCGGCATGTTGGGAGTGAGGAAGAAACCGAAAGGTTCGTGGACCCTAGAATATTTAAAGTAATCGCTTTATATTTTGCGAAAGAGGGATATAAAGTCGTAAGAGTCGGGGATAAAAATCAATCACCGTTCCCAAAGCATGAAAATATTTTTGATTTTGCTTTAGAAGAAAATACAACAATTCAAGAAGAGTTGTATATGATATCAAAGTGTAAATTGTTTATAAGCACAGATAGCGGGATATGGCCAATGGTAGGGGGTATGAAAAAGGATTTGTTATTTACAAATGTTGCCAGCCCTCTAACCAATGTTAGGTCCAAAATTCCATTTAAAGAAAGAGCGCTGCTGGAACCAAAAGTATTTACACCTATCCCGGACCTTGGGTTTAAGGGGTGGAACCGTAACAAGCACGGGCAACTACAGCGCTTTGCTGCGGCTTCTGTAAACATGGAAAAACTTAAAATGGATATTGTTTCGTGGCTACCAAGAGATCATACAAGACTTATGTTTAAGAACTTAGTGTGGACAGAAGATTTGCTTAACGGCGCTTTACTAGCGAACTCTCCCGGAGGTATAATCAACCAAGCCAACGACATTTTAAGAAACGGAATATTGGGTAAGAAAAAGACCCCATAGCTAGGCATCGATCGGGAGCATTTAAAAACAAATGAAGATTATAACAATAATCCCTGCAAGGGGCGGAAGTAAAGGAATACCGAGAAAAAACATCATAGCTTTTTCGGGAAAACCATTGTTACAATATTCCGTTGAGTCCTCAAGGAATAGCAAATATATATCGGAAACTTATGTAACATCGGACGATCAAGAAATCTTAGATTTAGCTGAAAAGCTAGGAGCAATCCCAGTAAAAAGACCTCCTGATATCTCAGGAGATGATTCAACCTCAGAATCAGCCCTAAAGCATGTACTATCTGGTTTAAAAGACCTCCCTGATGCGGTTTGTTTTTTACAGGCAACCTCCCCCTTGAGAACTACATCAGATATCAACTCTGCAATCGAGAAATTTACTAGTGATAAGTTAGACTCTTTATTCTCGGCTTGCCCTATAGAAGACTTTTTCATTTGGCACCACAATAGCAGCGGCAAACTCTCTAGTATAAACTACGATTTCAAGAATAGAAAAAGAAGACAGGATATGTCAAGCCAGATAGTCGAGAATGGTTCAATATATCTCTTCAAACCGAATATTCTTACTAAACATAATAACCGTTTAGGTGGTACAATAGGATACAGTCTTATGGATCCTTGGAAGATCTATGAGATTGATTCATATGACGACTTGGAAATGTGTGAATTTCTTTTTGAGCAAAGGGTGAAATGATGAGTCAGAGATTAGTATATTGGAATGGAAAGTTTATACCGGAGAGCGAAGCTAGGGTATCTATTTATGATTCCGCTCTTATGTTCGGCGATACTGTTTTTGAAATGACCCGGTCATTTAACAAAAAACAATTTAAACTAAGAGAACACCTAGAGAGGTTATATGCATCGATCAGGTATCTGAGAATCCCTGTCGAGATGACCATTGATGAAATGGAACAAGCAGTACTTGAAACAATAGAAAAAAATGAACATTTATATGGCGAAGACGATGAACATAGAATCATGATCGATGTAACTCGTGGGCTTCTATCTCTTTACGATGGTAACATAGACGGCGTTTCTAGTGGTCCCAATATTATTATCGCCGACTTTCCTCTAAGGTGGACGGTACAATCTATGGCCCATTTGTATGATACAGGGATTAATGCCGTGGTCCCTTCTCAGAGAAATATACCAGCAAGGTTGCTGGAACCAAAGGTAAAAAACAGAAGCCGAATACATTACTTGATGGCAAATATCGAAGTAGCTCAAATGGCTGGATCTGACAACTGGGCTCTCTTATTAGATGAAGATGGATTTATTACTGAGGGTACCGGCGACAACTTTTTTATTGTTAAGGATGGAAAAGTAATCACTCCCGAGGGCAGGAATATTCTTCGGGGGATTAGCCGAGACTATATCTTTGAGATATGTGAAGAGCTTGGGCTACCTTGCGAAGAAAAGAATATAGAACCCTATGACGTTTACGAAGCCGATGAGGCTTTTATGACAGCAACTCCTTTTTGTATCCTTCCGGTAATGCGGTTTTGCGGCGAAGACGTCGGCGATGGTAAAATGGGAAATATCACCAAGGAACTTCTGGATAAATGGAGTTCTAACGTTGGGGTCGATATTATACAGCAGATAAGAGACTATGCAAAGGATGCGACAGCAACTTCGGGAGCATCACCCTACGAGTTTAAAAAGAAATGATTTTGGGGATAATTCAAGGACGCCTGCTAAAACCAGTGGGCAACCACATACAAGAATTCCCAGACAACTGGAGACATGAGTTTACTCTACTGGAGGAGGCAGGTCTTTCTCATATAGAATGGCTAATAACACGATCTTCTTTTGATAGTAACCCTATCTTTTTCGAAGATTGTGGGAAATATAAGATCAGTTCCCTTTGCGCAGATAATCTTGTGGATAAAGAATTCACTTCTGAATATTTTTTGAGTGAAAACTTAGATCCGATTTGTAAAGCTGCCATAAAAAATAAAATAGAGTGGATCACCATACCACTCTTGGAAGAAAGCTCGATATCAGATAAGAAAGTAAGAAAGAGCTATATTTCAAGAATCTTAAAATATGCGGACAAATATCCTTTGTTAAACTTCTCCTTCGAGGCCGAGACGCCATGGCAGAATATTATGGAGCTAGTCTCACTCAGGGATAACTTTTGGATAACATATGATACAGGAAACATAACCTCCGAAAGATTAAACCACGAAGAATATATTCTTAATACATTTCAAAAAATAAGCAACGTCCACCTCAAGGATAGAACGTTCAACGCTCAAACTGTACCACCTTTGAGCGGAGACACAGACTTTGATAGTATTTTTAACACTTTAGAAAAAGTTGGGTATAATAGGAAGTACACTCTGCAAACCGCAAGAGGACAAACTGGGTTTGAAGAAAGAACCATCAGGCAGCATAAAAATATCTTTGAAAGGATTTATAATGAGAAGAGTGCATGATTATTTTGATATATCCGGCAAAACTGCGCTGATAACCGGCGCTGGGGGTTTGTTGGGACCAAAACATGCCGAGGCTTTGATAGAGTGCGGTGCCAAAGTTGTGCTAACTGACCACCACGAAGATAGAGCGCTAGAAAAGGCGGCGCACCTAAACAGAACCTACGGTAGTCATTCGGCTACAGCACACTATATGGACGTCACAAGTAAGTCTTCAATCCAAGAAGTATTCTCCAGATATAACGAAATAAGCATTTTGGTCAACAATGCCGCCAAGGACCCAAAGGTCAAAAAAGGCGGCGGACTCAAGCCTGACTCAAGGTTTGAAACAATGTCTGAAGAATATTGGGCAGAAGGTATTGACGCAGCTTTAAATGGTACTTTCCTGTGCTCTCAGGTAGCAGCTAATAAAATGCTCAAAAATGGTGGAGGGGTTATCTTAAATATTTCTTCTGACTTGGGTGTGATCGCACCAGACCAAAGAATATACCGCAAGCCTGGCATTCCAGAGGATTCACAAAATGTTAAACCGATTACCTATTCCGCCGCAAAGTGGGCGATTATTGGTATGACAAAATACTTAGCCGTTTATTTTGCTAACAAAAATATTCGTGTCAATTGCTTAAGCCCAACCGGGGTCTTTAATGATCATCCTGAAGAGTTTGTTAAAAAGTTGTCAAATATTATCCCTATGGGAAGAATGGCCGATATCAATGAGTATAAAGCCGCAATAGCATTTTTATGCTCTGACGCTAGCTCCTACATGACCGGAGAGAACATGGTGATTGACGGCGGTAAAACGGTATGGTAAATGACAACTCATTGGAAATGACCCACGTCCCCAAAGGCTGGGGCTGGGAGCGCTGGATTGTAAACAAAGAAGAATATTGCGGAAAGCTTTTGTTTTTCAGCAAGGGTAAGCGTTGCTCTTGGCATTTTCATAAAATAAAGGATGAAGTATTCTATCTTCAATCCGGGCAAATGACTATTCATTTTGGAACTGACGACGACCTCAGCCTGGCACAAACACTGACTCTAAACCCTGGGGATAACTTCCATATTCCAGTAGGACTCCGACACCAGATGATAGCAACAGAAGATTCTGAGCTTTTTGAGTTTTCTACTCAACACTTTGATAGCGATAGTTATCGGGTGACAAAAGGGGACTAAAGCAAGTGGGCACAGTTTTAGTAACCGGAGGTACAGGTTTTTTAGGTAAAAGCCTCGTAAAAGTAAAACCAGATTGGGTATACCTTTCCTCTGCGGACTGCGACTTGACTTCTTACTCTGCGACCAAGAAGATTATTAGAGAGATAAACCCAGATGCAATTGTTCACTTGGCTGGAATTGTCGGCGGCATAAAAGAGAACGCAGCCAAACAAGGAGAGTTTTTTTACAAAAACGTATCCATGAACACCAATGTCCTAGAAGCCTCAAGGGTAGTTGGTGTGACAAGAATTCTTTCCTGCCTAAGCACTTGTGCTTTCCCGAATACAGTTGATGAATATCCGTTCAAGGAAGCAGATATATTCTCGGGACCACCAGCCTCTACAAACTTTTCTTACGGATATTCTAAGCGAATGCTTTATGTTCAAACACTCGCATATAGAAAACAATATGGGTTAAATTATTCTACATTCTGCCCTTCTAACCTATACGGGCCACACGACTGTTATGACAGTAATCGTTCTCACTTTGTTGCAGCATTAGTTAAAAAAATGTCTGAAGCAAAAAACGGCGACGTTCTAGAATTTTGGGGCACGGGAACCCCCCTTCGGCAGCAACTGTATGTTGAGGACTTGGCCGAACTCATTCCAGAGTTACTCATTCTTCATAACTCATCTAAGCCTCTATTAGTGACACCTCCAGAGAATATTTCGATAAATGATATGGTATTTGAGGCAAAAAACATTACTAACAAAAAAATAAGTGTTATATACAATAACAAATTAGACGGGCAATATAGGAAAGACGGAAGTAACAAAGAATTTCTTAAAATATTTGGGGATTATAATTTTACTTCATTCAAGAAAGGATTTAAAGAGACATATGACTGGTACAACAAACAATAAAACTGCTCTGATAACCGGAATAACTGGACAAGATGGCTCATATCTTGCAGAGCTTCTACTTGAAAAAGGTTATCGTGTTATAGGGCTGAAGAGAAGAACCTCAATTATAACAACTGATAGAATCGATAGCGTTTTTGGAAACCCTAATTTGATTTTAGAATATTATGACTTGAATGATGGTGGGGCTATCTGGAGTCTTCTTATGAAATACAAGCCAGACGAAATATATAACATAGCAGCCCAATCACATGTCCGGGTCTCTTTTGATATTCCAGAACATACCGTAGAAGGCATCGTAATGGGAACTTTAAGAATTCTAAACGCTGCTAGAGTTGTTGTCCCAAACGCAAAAATATACCAGGCGTCTTCTTCAGAAATGTTTGGTGATAACCCTTCGATTCCACAATCGGAAACTACCGCCCTGATGCCGGCTTCACCCTATGCCTGCGCTAAGGTTTTCGCTCACAACATATGTCGGAACTATAGAAAATCTTATGGGATGCACATATCAAGCGGAATCTTATTTAATCATGAGTCTCCCCGACGAGGGGAAACGTTTGTTACTAGAAAAATAACCTTAGCCGCCGCCAGAATAAAATTAGGGCTCCAGAGTACACTACACCTTGGAAACCTTGACGCCCAAAGAGACTGGGGATTTGCGGGAGATTATGTAGAACTAATGTGGCTCATGCTACAGCAAGAAAGTCCTGATGACTATGTTGTGGCGACAGGAGAGACCCACTCGGTTAGGGAATTTCTGGAAGAAGTATTCAATCATGCCGATTTAGATATTGACAAATATGTGAAGATAGATAAAAGACTATTTCGACCACACGAAGTCCCTGTATTACTTGGCGACCCACAAAAGGCCAGGGAAAAACTGGGCTGGGAACCTAAGACAAAATTCAAAGAACTAGCAAAGATTATGTTTGATGCAGATTATCAAGCAGTTTTAAACAATGAAGTAAAAGGAGAAAAAAAATGAAATTATCAAACCAGGCTATCGGGGCACTTTTAATGACTTTGCAAAAGTGTCTGGCCGAAGAGGCAGACATTACTGAGTTGCTCGCCGATTGGGATCTACATGTGGAAAACGACGAAGTACATGTTACGAATCCGCCAGTTTTTAAGTCCACCCCATCACCGCCAAAATTTGAGATCGAGTAACTACGGTGGGCAGGTATACCTATGAGTGTAGTTCGTGCGGTCATTTATTCGAAGAACGTCATTCGTATAAGGTCTGCTTGGAAAACTGCCCAGAGTGCAAAAAAGAGAAATCTTTAGAGAAGGTTATGCGTATTCCAATTAGTATCAAAAGAGGCGGAACTTTTAAAAATAAGTCCGGAAAACTTGTAAACTCCACCATAAAAGAAATAAAGCAAGAGTTGCAAGTAGAAAAAAATAACTTAAAGAATAGGAAAAAGAAATGATTAGTTGGGGTCTCTTTATTATTAGTGCAATTTTAAACGTCTTTGCTGCTTGGTATATAAGGGAATTACTTTCTCAATTCAAATATCTAGACGATCAGTTCTTGGGTTTGAGCCAAACCTTAAAAAATTATAAAAACCATTTAGGCGCAGTGTGCGAACTGGATGTGTTTTACGGGGATGAAACCCTTGGAGGTCTTATGCAACACACCAAAGATATCGACTCTGAAATTGATGAGTTTAAACAAATCTTCCCGTTCGAAGATAATATTCTTGAGGAGGTGGAAGATGCCGATGAACAAGAATAAAAAGCCACGCAGAAAAATAGCCAAAAAGTCAAACAAAAAATCAACTAAAAAGTATTATTTTACAGAAGAAACTGAGAAGGCAATTGTTGGATACTGCGCCACCGAGGACTTATCCATCAGGACAAAACTGTATATTGAACAAATACAGCCTGCTTTCAACGAGTTGGTTGACAAGATTGTTTATACTTATAAATTTACCTCTTTGCAAAATATTGATGTTCATAAAGATGACTGTAAAATATGGTTGACTACCATACTCGGAAAGTTCAATCCCGACAAGGGAGCAAAAGCTTTCTCGTATTTTTCAGTCGTGACTAAGAATTGGTTTACCCATAAGGCTAAAAAGCAAAGCTTGAAAAGCCGAAGAGAAATACAATATGATTCCATGATAAAAGAAGTTGAGGCCACCACCGCCGTAGGCATAAAAACTATAGTGGAGGAGAGAGAGGAACAGGAGTATTGGCAGCTTCTGTTAAAGGAGGTTTCTAACTGGCAAAACTTAAACCTTAAAGATAACGAGAAAAAAGTTTTAGATGCCGTCTTGCTGCTTATGACTAATATCGAGCAAATAGAAATTTTTAATAAAAAAGCCATATACTTGTATATGAGAGAAATAACAGGGCTTAACACAAAACAAATTGTTAGCTGTCTTAAAAAGATGAGGGAAAAATATGCCACATTCAAAACAAAATGGGACAGAGGAGAAATAAACTAGGAACCTAGTTATTACACCCCGGAGGTATAACGTGAAAAAAGATTTAAACTCCCTCATAGACCAGGCACTAGAAAATATTAACAATGACCGCCAAGAAACTGAAATTTTATTGGCGGAATTAAAGGAATATTTGAGCGTGTCCAAAGAAAGATATGCTGACTCCGGAGCCGTTGCTGCAAAATTTGTAGAAACTCTACAGCGCAGCAATGAACAACTGGTCAAATTAGCTGGGATTATGTATAAGAAGGAAGCCGTCAAAGATGAGCTTTCTTTATCCGAAGAAGACAGGAATCAGTTATTCGACCTGATCAACGAGGATAAAAAATAGTGGCCACTAAATCAATAGACGAGCACATTAACGATCTACGACCTAACCGAAAAAGCGTGCGCCTCAAGGCGGGTTATAACTCTGCCAAATCGGGGCTGTTTGATAATTTGCAGCTTTCGTCGAGGAAACAATACGAATCAGAAACGTATGAAGGTAAAACAGAATTTTTTGCCACAGTTCTTAGGGTAACCAGTACAAAGTCCACTACGGAGCCACAGGTCTCCATAAGAGCTAGAATCCCAGAGGTTCATTCCCACTTGCCGATGCCAAAGTCTGATGGAGACAACAAAGTTATAGACATGTATCCTGAATTCACCGCCGAGAAAGCGTCTGATTTTGTTGGTCTAGCTTCCGGTCAGGTGGTTCGTGTTACTCATATTGATAGACACCAGACATCCTTAAGATATAATAATGGGAGACTTTTAGAAAAGGTTGAAAGTAATACTACGGTCGGCGGGTTTTCAACGACAGCAAATAAAACCTTTAATGCCTCAACAACCCGGACAAAGTATGAGAAGATTAGTTCTACTACCTGCGCCCCTGGCCCTACCTCAACCAAGGCCAGCGCCGGCGCAAGTCTAGCTAATTCAAAAAATCTAGAAAAAAAGATCTCTGAGAAAAATCCTCGAACCATTAACCGGTCATCTGATGGCAGTAATATTTCGGATGGAGCTTATTCTTCCGGTGGCTGCCCAGAAGGTACAGAAAATGTTTTGCCAGCCACATCTTTGCCACCTAACTTATCGGGGAACCCCCTGGACGGGCCTGCCGGCGTCAACGCTGCCAGTCAGGCTTTCGGCTTGGGTGCTGGACCGGGCACGGGCGCTCAAGGTAAGGTGCCAAACTCTCTTGTGTGCTCTAAGGTTTACACCGTTAAACAAACTATTATAGAGATTCCACCTCCGGTTACACAGCCTTTTGGTGGCGGAGAAAGAATAGCAAAAACTTGGAGCAAACATAACGATGCGAAGATTATGACTCTTCACCCCAAGATGCGCCCGCTAGCAGCATATTTTATAAACACGGCAGAAAAGGCAGGATATAAACTGCGCATTACATCAACTTATCGCTCAATAGCAAAGCAGGCAAAAATAAGAAGACCCAGGCTTAAAGACCCTAACGGACCTATAGACGGACCACTAAAGAAAGGACAGCCTGCCACAGCCGTGCCTGGGACAAGCCCGCACAACTTTGGTCTTGGTCTGGATGTTTGCGAGGTGGCATCCCCTGCAACAGGAAATAAATGGGGACAAGTGTCGTGTAAAAACGGATACCCAAAAGAAAGATGGTACGAAATAGGAAAGATAGGGTTAAAGTGCGGATTTGAAAAATGGGGAGGAAATTTCCGTTCTTGGGACCCCGTACATTTTCAGTGCATGTATGGACAGAGCACACATAAATTGAAGAAACAAATCGACAAAGGACAGGTTGTTGGACTGGTACCGGACCCATCGCTCACTCCGCAAGAGCAAATGAGCAGAATGACCAGGGAACTGTCCAGGGGTATATACCCCATCATCAAATAAATTATGGTTAAAATAAGAGCAGACATAAAAGACGGCATTTCTCATGAAGTCAAAAAAAGAATAACAGAGATAGCTGAATATAACAAACTAAATCTCGGCGTCGCCAACGATATTCTACCGGAAGCACATCCGAGGTATAATATTACCCCATCTGAAAAAGTATTTGAGGGCACCAACAACCAGTATATTATTATGGGTCGAGATCGTCCTAGGGGTGTTTTTTCCGGATATGGGGGCAAAGGAAACAGCCACTGTGGGTCAATAGATATTGTAGCCGGATTGAGCGGTATGATGGCCAGGGTCGTAGATAAACGTGGCGAATTGGTATCAACAGATAAAAGCCCCGAGCTTGATGCAGCCAGAATTTATATAAGCCAGAGAACCGAGATAGATAAGAACTTTAATTTACCCGAGGGTATGGTGGGTTCTCCTACACCAAGATCGGGGATAGCGATAAAAGCGGATGGTGTTAGGATAATAGCCAGGGATGGGATAAAATTAGTCACGGGCACCGATGAGTATAATTCTCAAGGAGTCAAAATAGATGCTATTTCTGGGATTGATTTAATTGCTGGCGGGATTGACGAAGATATGCAGCCGTTGGTAAAGGGAAATAATCTTGAGTTAGCCCTTAGGGATATAATAGAATTAGTGAACGATTTAAACGGGATAGTTCTATCGATGCAGAAGAACTACTTTCAACTCTTAATATCTTTGCAAGCTCACACACACATATCTCCCCCTGGTGTCACCGGCGGACCCTGCTCACCGGCCCCTCTTTTGGCAGGACAAATTATAAATCAGTATACTAAAATCGTTAGCAGTATGGGTGACTTGTTGACTCACCAAACAAATTCTGTGAAAGCCTCTATAACTTATACTTACCCCTTTGGAGATGGTTATATCAACAGCATTTATAACCACACAAACTAGGAGGCGGCATGATACCTATATCTTTTGTGGCACCGCCCATCTCAGAAAGACAAAAAAATATTGTCAACCCAGACCCTGGGCGGTTCGCCACCAATGAGCGCTGGGGGGAGGGGTACTCTTACGACCAGCCCAGGAATAAGTTTGTACAGCAAGCAATTCATCACATGTATGTCAACTATTCTATGTTTCCTTCCATCGGCGCAGAACTCACGGTGATTGGACCAGTCTCTGAGGATTTAAAAACAATAACACTTTCTGACGCCAGGGCATATGCCGCAGCTTACCCCCAAAACGCTTATGTGTCCTTGGACCCAACCCAACCTGAAGATCCTTTTGAAATTAGAAAAACAAGTAATCATACAGCGTGGAGCGAGCTAGAAATTATTGCGATGATGCCGACGGTATCTTCTCTCTTGACAATAACTACAGAAGAATCCCAAAAGCCAGAATTTCAAACAGGACTGACAGATCCTAGTGTGCCGCCTGGGCCTACTGCTGTAGCGCAACTACCTTCTTTCAACATACCACTTCCTTCTCCAAGAATAAGGGATATCGAAACTTCTCTGAGAAGTGTTATGGGGAGTTCAAACGTTAGTCCGATACAGGGAACGGAAGAGATAGAAGACACCTTACTATTCAAGCAGCCTTCGGGCATAGATTTTTCCGATTGGACCCAAAATGTAACAGCAGAAAAACCGGCAGTAGTAAATTACAATAATCATACCGATGAACACTTTTATTATGTCGAAAGACTTTCCGAGAAAAATCCTAGCGCTTATGATATTGGTACCGCCGCCGGATACTCGGCGCTAGAAGCATTTAAAACAAAAGCAATTGCAGAAATAGCAAAGTTTGCCCACAAGGACGACACGAGGATATCCGCCGAAGATATAAATAAGGTAGTGGTTGAGTCTACATATGGACCCCCAGACAGACCCAATCCTCCACCCAATTCAACTACTTGGAGATTGGCTGGTCGAGTTCCAAATAAAACAGTCCAAGACCTTGTATCAAACAGTAGTGCTGGGAAAAATATTCCCCACGCCTCAACAGCCTTCAGGGTATTCGCCGAAAAGGCAGAGATAACTAGAAAAACTTCTGTTCAAATGGGAACCTTTAAGGGTACTCTCAAGAGGACGGAAAAAGCCTTGTCCCGATATGCTGAGATATTATCAGAAGACGGTATCACCTCAAGTATGCTGGGGGGGCTGAACATCGAGCAAGAGTCTATAAAGGTTTCTTCTTTCTTCTCTGTCTTTGATAACTTTTTGGCTGCTAATAATATAGACCCAAAACCCGCCGACCTTGTTGAGCTTTCTTTTACAGAAGATTTTAGATTACGCTGCATAATTTATAACGGAGATATTAAACTTAAAGGATTAGGAATCTCCCTTTATGAAGCCGACGAAATAACAAGTGTAATCTATTCCCCTTCCGAGTCTACCCTCAACGATGTAGGCCCTACTACCTTTGGGTACATATTTTATTCTCGTGATATTATAGACGCCGTCGAAAACCAAAAAGATCCAATGCCATGGTCTGAGTTCGTACCAAGATTTACATTTCCAAACCCTTGTGTAAAACCAACCGAAATACAGAATAAAATAGCAGAAAACAGGAAAAAGAAAAAAGAATCCTCACTAACAGAAAAGCTCTTTAACTCAGAATCAGATATTCAAAAAAGTGCGTTAGCCAGACTTGGAATCACGGAAAAGGATATTTATAATTCTGTTACCTCTGCCCTTGGTGAGTGTGATGGTGCTCAAGCCGCTCTTTTTAAAGATGCTCTGTTAGTCTATAATACCGTGTACGGTAAGACAAGCCCTAAAAGATTAGCAATACGAGCAGCAACAGTTTTGCGGGACGAACTTCTGGGCCGCCAGCTTGTATCAAAAGAATTCGCCGCCGATGCAGAACAGGCAGCAATTTATGCTGCCCGCCCAGACGTTCTTCTCCGAGAAGTAGAAACAGAAGTTAATCAAATGCTGTATTGTTTATTCGGTGCTCTTGGCGAAGCTGTGATGGACCAAATACTGAAGCCCATGGGTGCAAGCCCTACAGTCAGAAACTTAGTAAGAGATATGTCAAGACCTCCCAAACCCCCCCTTAAGCTTAAGAAGGGGCATACGACAGATTTCTTCAAAGCCTGGCGTAAGCAAGTACAGAAATTGTTGATTCAATTTATCAAACAACTTATACTATCAATTTTTAAAGATATATTAAAAGCTGCCTTGGGCTGCCCCGAACCCGAAGCTGATGACGAATCTTCTACAAAAAAACTTCGTAGTTCATATGGGGTGATTCAAATTAATGACCTTGTTGACCGTAAGGGCGACATAGACCTAACAAGGCTGGCTACAGAAAATGGAATATTTGACCGCCGAAGATCAAAGGAGGGGGAAGCAAATTCCCCTATTATAACATACCCACCGTCAAAAGAAAAGATAAGGCAGTTCAACAAAGATACCTCGGACATCTTAATGAGCCGAGAAACGGTGGAACTTTTAGACGGTCAAGCCGGCGAGCGAACCCAGGCAATCATCGAAGCTGTAGTTTATGGCACGATAGAGGATAAAGAAACAGCTACCCTTGAGAGACTCGCACGAGAAGATTCCCTGGCGGCACAAGACCCAAGATACGCAACCCTCACAATAGACAAAGGGTCTATAGCTGGATATTTTGCAGCATTGGGATTACTGCTTGGTCGCTGGCCTCATGAAATGTTAGAAGACCTGTCAGTATCGGATGAATATTGCGATGACGAATATTATAGACCAATCTCTGATTTTGGAGGAGTGAGCAACGCCCAAGCTCAGTCCCAAATACAACAACAAATAGATGCGATACTAACAAAGACAGACCAGCTATGCGGAATATTATCTTTCGATTTTAATTTCGGTCTGGACATGAAGAAGTTTGAAGGACTTTTAGAACCTCCTCAATTTTATACAGATATGTTGAGAGCCATCGCCGATGCCAGTAATGCCGCAAGAGATGCAATAGCGAGGGCTTTGGCTTATCCAATAGAGCAGCCTTCTTTGGCTCCCTCTTCTCCACCTCCTTATACCCAGACGGAGCTTTGGCAAAAATTGATAGCTGACCCGAATTATAGGGACGCTGAATATTTACGGCCTCGTGCGGACAAAGATAATAAGAGCGGGTATTTCAAAGAGATGACTTATCGTCTCGGCGGCATGGGACAGCACCAAGAGTATATAGAACTTTCTTGGGATGCGAGAGGAGCACAAGTCGAAATAGGGAAAACAGGGACCCTGTCGGACAGAAAAGTCAAAGAATCTGAAAAAGTGATAGCGAAATCTCGTGCAGCCGAGTCAAATGCTCCGAGCCTAGAAGATGATTACACTATAAAAAGATTTTATCCTCTTAACTTTAGCTCGATGAACACCCCTTTCGCCGCTAGACAATTGAATAGAGAGTGGACAACAGGAAGAGCAGCAGTACAAAACAGACTTAGACAGCTTCAACACTCTTTAACTACTTTAGCATATGGACCAAATGTTGGAAACTGGGATAGCACAAACAGAACCGCTGCTATTGCGTCCGGTCTTGGTGAAGACGACTGGGATTTTATTGGGATATTGGCCAATAATTCAGAGCACATCAATTATAATGTAAGGGGTGTTTACCTTTTACAAGACCATCCAGAGGAAGAGCACCGTGCCACAGCCAAGAAAAGACTAAACAAATTTATAAAAACGATAGTTCAAGCCCCGTTTCAACCAAACGGTGATCCTTGCTACGAAACCGAAGAAGAGTTTCGAGCCCGTGCTATGGCCGAATCAATTCAATCTTACTTAATAAACTTTTTCTTAAACATAGTTCCTTTATTTCGAGTGTATTCTGGGTGGCAAACTCCGGACACCTTGAACCTTATGGCTGCGTATGTATTCTCTACTATCAAGACAGAATCACTAAAGGACGGGGTTTTCCCGCTATACCTGAAAGAGATGGAAACATTTACGGATGTTTATTCTAAAGAGGGAGAAGAGGCAAGAGGGTTTACAGATATAAATCTAAAAAAAATCGATGACCCTCAAAAACAATTAGAATATTATATTAGACAGTGTATATCGGAAATGCTCAAGAAGGTGGGAACCCCGGAAATGTTTGGCGACTTAACTACTTCAAACTTTTTCGAGACCCCTTGGCTGAGGAGCAGATATCAAAAACTATCTGATTTCTTTAAGCGTGGTATTCTTGCAACCGGCGACCTCGGCACCCTCGCCTTGGCACAGGAGCGCCAAACTCTTGAGTCTGAGATAAGTCGCTTGGAGCGTGCCATCGATGCCGATGAGGATGCGGATACCCTGAACGATCTTGGGATCGCCCGTCTTGAGGCGAACCGAGAACTTTTACCTTTAAAGCAAGCCAGGCTAGAAGAGGTACGCCAGTTACTAGAGGGACAGGAAATGGCGACGGTATTTATTGATAACTCACAAAACAGCCTAAACAGTCTTCCCGGCACCTTTATAAGTCAAACAACAAATGCTACATTCGCCAAGCGTGATTTCCTAACGTTTGTTCCTCTTCCTTATATACTAGCATCTTATGCCATATATTTCGATAGAATAGTAAATGTAAATTCTAAGACCATTAACTCCAAATTTTATTCTTATAGGCGCATCGCCGCAGCTAATGACGCATTTATTAATGCAGTTATCCCAAATCAGCTTGGACAAAGTCTTAAATACTTCAACCCATTCCCGGCGCTCGTCGCTGGTATCGAATATTTTACTTTTGATGAAATGAGGGCAGACAAAAAATATATAGACGGTATGATGGATAAGCTTGGGGCGGTCGAATCGGCCCGTGAAGTGATTGCGGCAAATCTTGATAAAGCTAAGGAAGCTTTAGAAAAAGCAGAAGATTCAGACCACGCAGATCAGACACTCGATAGTATCAGGTGGCGATTCTCCAAACAGGAAGAAGTGCTAGCCAGGTATACCATCCCAGGAGGAGTTACCCACTTTGGTGCTCTGTTCCAAGCCAACGGAATAGATAAAGGTCCTTGGTGGGCCATCGAATTTCCAGCCGTGTATATGGCTACCGACACCGACAACCCAGGATATTGGTTTCATTCATTACTTACTGCCCAAAGCGACGAACAAGAATTTCCATGGGGAGACCCTCTAGGACAGGATCAAGACCTCAAGACGCCATTTAGCAAGCAAAACTCAACGGTAAGACCAAATTCAACCGTCCCCGGCTATTGGCTGGGGATCGAACACATACAAGAAGGTTACTATCTAAGTGCTTATGGGTCTGCGTGGATCGACGCCCTTAGTATCATTCTCCCAGGGATCAATCTGCTGGACGATGAGGCAGCCCCGACAAGAGCCGAAATCGCAAATGTCCGAAACGCACTAGTCGATAATATTAGGGGAGGACTCAACCATGATCAAATTACCGATACAGATAGGAGTATGACATGGGGAACTTATTTTGATCTCCACCCTGGACTAAGCCGAATCCCTGGCGACGAGGTCAGCACACCGTTTGCAGATTTAAGAAGGGCCTTATATGCATTTAGTGTTCCTTATATTACCGAAGGAAGAAATATCGACACAATCGACAATTTCAACCTTGCCACCAGAAAAGACAGAAACACACTCCCAGATCGAGTTGCTCGTCGCAAAGATGTTTTGGACAGACTTAACTTGGGCAACATATATAATTCGGACGGCGTACTAACCATAGGTCAGCTTAATGGACTTAGTACGGCTTTGGGCGCTTTTCTTAGCGCAAATGATCTTGGCAATTGGGAGGACACATAAATGTCGAAGATGGAAGGAATATCAGTTAAACTACCCCTGGTCTATAGTAAACAGGACGGACCTTACGCTCTAAACAAAAATTTAGAAGATGCGTTGAAACAAAACTTTAAAAATCTTCTTTTAACATCGCCGGGGGAAAGAGTAATGCTGCCAGACTTTGGAGTTGGAATGAGGAGATTCCTTTTTGAGGGAATTAACGGGAATTCTTTTTCAAAGATTACATCAGAAATTCAGAGTCAAGTTGATAGGTATTTGCCCTTTATAAATATAGAAGATGTTCGGTTCATAACCAACGAAACAAACCCAGAGTTATCTCTAAACGAGGTTCGAGTTACTGTACAATATAACATTGGTTCAATCGTTGGCTCTAATACATTACAAATATCTCAAGTAAACGACTAATTAATGAAGTCAACTAAAGAGGGTTAAAAATGGCCAAAAAACCGATCTCTTATACAAGCAGAGATTTTGAAAGCATTAAGGCGTCTTTGACAAATTATGCAAAAAGATACTACTCGTCTACATATCAAGATTTTAATGAGGCATCTTTCGGGGCTTTAATGCTCGATTTGGTTTCCTATGTCGGCGATCAATTATCGTTTTATGTGGACTATCAAGCAAATGAAAGTTTTTTGGAAACTGCAATAGAGTACGGAAACGTTGTCTCCTTAGCCAAACAGCTTGGGTACAAACCCGAAGGTGCTTCCACTTCTACCGGCACATGCTCTTTTTATATTATGGTGCCTGCCTCCACTACCACCTCGGGACCAGACCCAGCATACATACCGATGTTAGCATCTGGGGCAACATTGTCTGCTACGGGCGGTGCAGTATTCACTTTGGCAGAAAGTGTCGATTTTACAAATCAGAATAATGAAATCACGGTGGCAAGAGTCAACCCAGATACTGGCGTGCCAACATGGTTTGCGATCAAAGCATACGGCTCTGTTTCCTCCGGAGAACAGGGGCAGATAAACATAACAGTTAGAGACTATAGAAGATTCTTAAAGCTCAAGGTCAATGTTGATAATATATCCGAAATTATTTCTGTAGTAGATTCACAGGGAAATGTTTATTACGAAGTCGGTCACTTGTCTCAAGATATCATACTGGTTCCGACGATAAATACCGGATCAGATAGGGACACCGTTGGGAGCATCATGAAGCTACAACCTGTCCCAAGGAGATACGTTGTTGAATTTGATGGGACCGGAGACACGTTCTTACAATTCGGCTACGGGTCGGAGGATAACTTAACCGGCGACACAATTGCTGACCCGGCCGATGTTGTGTTGAATACCACAGGGAGAAATTATGTCTCCGATACAACCTTTGATCCTACCAATCTTATAAAAAGTGATAAATTTGGAGTTGTTCCTACAGATACTATTTTAACAATTGTTTACCGCTCTAACAGCGTAGAGACAGTTAATGCTCCGGTTGGGGCTATCACAGAAGTCGCTGCCTCAAACATTCAGTTTAGGGATAGAAGTACTTTGCCCGGCGACACGGTTCAGACTATCATCGGCTCACTAGAAGTAGAGAACGAAGATCCTATTTTAGGCGATACCGAAGATTTGGAAACAGATGAAATAAAACAGAGAGCCTATGGAAGTTTTTCTTCTCAAAATAGGGCCGTGACAAAATCCGACTATATTAACTTGTCATACCGAATGCCAAGAAAGTTTGGTTCTGTAAAAAGAGTGAATATAATAAAAGATGCTCAATCTGCTAGCAGAAATTTAAACATGTATGTTTTGTCTTCTAATGTAGACGGAAGCTTGACCAAGGCAAGCGAAGCATTAAAAACAAATTTAAAAGTTTGGCTTGACCAATACCGGATGATGAGCGACACAATTGATATTCTTGACGGAAAAATTATAAATTACGGAATAAACTTTGAAGTTATCGCTGACGTCGATGCAAACAGATATTCGGTTTTGCAAGCCTGTGTAAAAAAGTTAAAAGACGATTTCTTAAATGTGAAAAATGAGTTTGGAGAGCCGGTGTACATCACAGATATCTATAAGCACTTAAACGATGTGCCGGGAGTGGTAGACACCGTAAAGGTAGAATTAGTAAACAAGAGCGGGGGTGCGTATAGCCCCCTTCACTATCGGGTCAACGATAACCTCTCAAGAGATGGTAGGTATCTTAATATTCCAGAAGACGCCGTAGCAGAACTTTTACTACCCGATCAGGATATTCTAGGGGTAATTAAATAATGGCAATAAAAAGATATTTCGCTACAAAAGACAACACAATAACTAATGCGTTTAAATCTAATCTTCTAACTCGTGCAACCGGGTCTAATATGGGGGCATCTGATATCTTAGAGGCGTTTGTTATTCATGGACAAACCTCAGCTTCTGTTAACGCAAGAAATGCGGAGCAGTCAAGAATCTTAGTACAATTCCCTGTAGACGATATGTTATCGGATATTTCTGATGGCACTGTCCCGTCTTCTAGTGTGGAATACCGCCTTAAAATGTTTAACGCTCCTCACGCCGACAGTACACCGTTGGGTTACAACCTAGAAGTAGCTCTTGTAAACAAGGACTGGAACGAAGGTACGGGGCTTGACATGGACGCCTATAAAGATCTCGGAGCTTCAAACTGGGTTAACGCCTCTGCTTCATCAACTTGGACCTGGGCCGGCGGCGATTATCTTACAGCAGCGGCATATTCTGCTAATTTTTATTTTTCTGGTGGGCTGGAAGATATTGACTTAGACGTGAACTACGCTTTAAATCGTTGGAGAACCGACAGTAACCATAATCATGGACTTATACTGAAGCACACGAACGCCGTAATATCCGGGACTAAGGGAACATTTTTTACAAAGAAGTTTTTTGGACGCAATAGCGAGTTTCATTTTAAACAGCCATATATCGAAGCTAGGTGGGACTCTGGAAGAAAAGATCACCGGGCAAATTTTTTGATTAGTAGCTCACTAGCAACACCATCAGACAATTTAAATACTCTTTATCTTTATAACAATGTCAGGGGTCAACTTAAATTACTTCCGAACGTACTACATAACAGACTTCTTGTCAAGTTATATTCGGGAAGCCTCGGCGTACCAACAGGACACTCTTTACATCTTATAGATTCGGATGGACTCGCCGTCAGAGAAGTGACTGCATCATTATTGGTCGAAAATGGCGTTGATATAACGGGCACATATACTTGCTCCTTCGCCAGTACTTCTTCTTTGGATGTTATATATGATGTATGGTACTCAGGATCTGTACAATACTTTACAGGCTCATACGAACCTCAAGATTTACAGGCTCAGGCACTAATATATGAGGACGAGTATATAACAGATATCACAAACTTAAGGAGTTCGTATATAAAGGGACAAAAGCCCCGCCTTAGAGTCTTTTCCCGAAAGAAAAATTGGCAACCGAACATTTATAACATCGCAACCTCGGTGATTGACCCAGAGACAGTCGAAGATTCTTATTACAGAGTATTTAGAACGGTAGATAACATGGAGATAATCCCTTTCGGAACAGGAAGCTACTCTCACACTAGGATGTCCTATGACATAAGCGGAAGTTACTTCCAACTAGATACTTCCTACCTTGAGCCTGGATATTCGTATGGGATTCAATTCTGCTACTATTTACAAGGACAGTATCGGGAACAGCCAGAAGTTTTCAAGTTCAGAATTGACGAGAGCAATTAAACATGAGCGTTAAAAAGTTATTTAAAAGAACAAAGCAGGCAAGTTCTATTGGGAAATATTTAAAAAAGTCATCCTTAGTCGATGTTAAGTCGGCCATTGAGTCTTCTGAACAATTAGCCGCCAGCGTTAATAAACAAGAAAGTTATCTTCCTGCTGTTGACTATGCAGACCCAAAGGAATTTGCTAAATTTGGATCTGCTGAAGAATATTATGATAATGCATTTTCCCACGTTTTAAACAATTATCCATACGATGGTTCAAAACTAGAGAAAGTAGATTTTTATAATAGCATGAATCCTTTGGAAAAGTGGGTCTTTGAAAACAAATACCCCACCTCCACAGGATTCGTCGTTCTCGGCAACACATATGGTTCAGTAACCTCTGGCTCTTCTGGATATTTCTCTTCTTCTAAAGAGTATATTGAGATACTGGGCGGACCACATGCAACAACTGTTTATTCAACTGGCTCAAACAGGACCAACAATTTAGAATTTGGTGGCATAAGCGGATCAACGGTGGAGTTTTTCTATAAAAAAGCTCTGAGTATTCCCGGCGAGGAAGCCCAATCTGATAAACAAGTAATTTTCGATGTACATAATGGGTATGCCTCCGGATCGTCCGGATATGGAAGATTAAGGATAGAAGTATTTTCCGGTTCTGAAGACAGGTTCAGGGTTACCATGATGAGTGGTGCAACAGGTTTTGTAACTCAGTCGGTGCCGACAACAGGCGGATTAAGCACGACAAACGATACTTGGAATTTTTATTCATTTGTGTTTAACACTAGCGGCTCAATCCCTTCAATCGATTTTTATGTAGATGGTGCCAACACGGAGACAAATATAACAGGGTCTGGTCGTCATACCGGAAGAGTTGACCTCGTTACAGGATCTTTGGTAGCCGCCATTGGCGCTTTGGTTGCCGCCCCTTCCGGGTCATCTCCCTTACTGGCGAGAACGGTCTATAAAGGATACGGAAAGCTCTCGGCCTCTTTGGACGAATTTAGGTTTTGGAAAAAAGCTCGTAACGCCGCCGAGGTTGGAAGATATTGGCTAGCTCCTGTACATGGCGGAGCAGACAAGTATTTAGCTAATGTAGATTTGGGAGTTTACTATAAATTTAACGAAGGCACAACTAGTGTTGATGCTACTGATAAAATAGTTTTAGATTACTCTGGAAGAATAACTAATGGAACTTGGAGAGGGTATGAGACTTCGGGTATTAGGCGAGATGGATCTGCCCTCGATGAAAGACAGATTCATAGCGTTTCGGAAATTGCAGACCCAATTGTACGATCTCCAAATTCAAATTTAACGACTATTCAAAAAAACCTAGCTGACCTAGGCCGTGAATACGATTATTCTAATACTGCTCACCTTATCAATTCGATACCTGCTTGGATAACAGAAGAAGACGAAAATTCGACACAAGAGCTAAGAAGCATAACTCAGATAGTCGCAAACTATTTCGATACCCTACACCTCCAGATATCGCAACTGTCTAAGATAAAAGACCTAGGATATATCAGCGGTAGCGCAACAGGGAGTATCGAGGAATTTCCTCACAACGATAGGCTTGTCGGCAATTATGGACTAGAAATCTCTGACCTATTTGAAAATGCAGGTATTTTAGAAAACTACTTTAAAAGAGATGAACAGATTAACTTTGAGCAGGATATTGTTTCTGTTAAAAATACAATATATCGAAACCTCTATAACAATCTAAACCATATTTTTAAATCAAAGGGAAATGAAAAATCTATAAGAAACACAATCAGGTGTTTTGGTATAGACGAAGGAATCGTTTCTCTAAACACATATGGTGTTGATTCTTCGTATAAACTACAAACCCAATATAAGCCTGCAATAAGTTCAAAAAAATATGTGGATTTCACAGGACTATTAAATCAGGGTGATGTTACCGGGTCAGTATACCAATATTATAATTCTGATGTTTCTGGTGCCTGGGGAACGATTTACGGAGACAGCGGCAGCGCAACCTTACAAGAATTTGGCTTTACAACCGAGTGCGAAGTAATTTTCCCTTCCTTCCAAAATACTTTAAACCTAGGCTATGATTACTTCCCTGTCATAACTTCTTCTTTGTTCGGTTTTCATACTCCGGAAACTGGATCTACGGGGATACAGTACAACACGCATACCACGGTCACCGGCACGGCCCAAGATTGGGGGCTCCAAGTTCGTGCGATTAAATCACCGGCTCCTTTTTCTGAAGTATTTTCTCCCCCAGAGAAAGTAAAAGATGCTTATTTCGTCGTGCAGGATCGAGATGGAGCAATCATAGCATCTTCCAGTATTTTTCAAAACGTATATGATAATCAAAAATGGAATTTTGCCTTAAGCGTTACCCCTACAAAATATCAACTTGCGACAGGAATCCTGGGCTCCTTCATAGACATAAGCGATGGATATGAGCTTTCTTTCTATGGCGTAAACTATGACACCGGTATCAAAAGGAACGCCTTCCAGACAACTTTATCTTTAGACTATCCTAGTGGATCAAATATTGTTACGTCGGCAAAAAGATTATTTGTTGGTGCTCATAAGACTAATTTCACAGGATCTGTAAAAGCATACTCGGATGTTAAAGCAAGCAGCTTAAGATATTGGTCGGATCTACTGCCAACGGGTACTGTTGACCTTCATGCTAAAGAAGTTGACACCTATGGTCGCCAAAATCCCACAAGAGATGCTTATGAATTCCAGGCAAGAAACCCAGGTATGTACATTCCTAGGGCTGAAACTCTGGCACTGAACTGGGACTTCGCAGATGTTACCGGAAGTAACCCAAGCGGACAATTCAATGTCTTGGATCGTTCCTCCGGCTCCGCTGAAAATACATATGATAGGCAATACCAGGGAGTCTTTAGCAATATAAACCTACGCCAACATACCGGACGTGGAGATAGCTTTGTCGCTTCATCCACCCCAGTAAGAAAAGGGTATGTCTATAAAGAGGAGCCCCAACTACCTGAATATGCTTCAAGCACAGACATGATCTCGGTGGTTTCGGCTGATACGAATGTGTTCTCCCCGTCCGCTCGCCCCACCGATTATTATTATGCCCTAGAAAAAAGCATGTATGCTAGCATTTCTAAAAGAATGCTCCAGCTTTTCGCTTCTATAGAAGAAATGAACAATCTTATAGGCGAACCGGTAAATATTTATCGACCGAATTATAAGTCTATGGAAAAACTAAGGCAGATATTCTTTAATAAGGTAGGAGATATTCCGGACCTAGAAAAGTATGTCAGTTATTATAAATGGATAGACTCCTCGATAGGAGATGTCGTTGAGCAATTATATCCAGCGTCATCTCCTCATGCCGAAGGAGTTCGTACTGTTGTCGAAAGCCATCTCTTAGAGCGACCAAAATATAAATATACATTTCTAGGGGATAGAAAAAATACGTTCCCCCCTGGCGGAGATTTTGCAAGAGGGACAATGGGATCACAGCCATTGGCTAGAGCCGGGCTAACTCAACAGGCTTACGGTGCCCAAGCTGGGATTGTTCGGTATACGGAAACAAGAGCGCCATTACCGTCTTCTCCTCAAAAAGAAAACGAACACTCTTTTTGGTGGAAGTATAAGGCCGAAAGAACAAATCCGACGATCTCCTCCTCGGTCCCCGGCGTAAACGCCGCCAAGCAACAAATTCTGAGCGTATTACAATCAGAAATAACTGCCAGCAAGGTTGTAAAGATTGGTGGCTCTGTATACAAAAGCCAAGGAATTGGACAAACTCCTGGGACTTATAAATATCCTAGTATTAGAGATATAACTTTTGGAGATTTTAGAGAGTTCAAGGACACCACAGATGTCTCTGATCCAAAAGTAAAAATAAAGACTGTATTTGCAGCTACTAATGATAATGAAGTTTATGGTGGCGAGTTATTGGTTCCATTCACAGCGTATAGTTCAAGCGTTGATACTGGCTATATGGCAGATGTTACAAACAATGGACTGACCGGCACCATAATCACAAACCTGCACGAACCGGCAGAAACACTCCAGGGACCATTTACCTACCAACACGTTGGCGGGTTGCAAAGTAGACACGTTTCACCACTACGACAGTCTGACCGCAAAGAAGCTTTCGTTCTTGAGTTTCTGGCAACCAACCCAACTAAGGGAAGAATTCGGTCGCTGGTCACAGGCACCATCCCTAAAGGATCTTATCGTAGAACGCTGGGGGCAGCATCGCCCATTAATATTGCAAACATAAGAACAAATTTACAAAACCTAGATGGTGTCGTTACCGGTGGTGTCAACCCTATAGGAAACTTTGCAGAGAATTACGAAGTTCTACAAACTTCTGACCGTTCCTCAGCGAATATGGATTTCTTATTCCATAATAATCTTTATTATACTGGTTCTATTCCAACTCCATTCTTAAGATCAATCAGTATGATGTCCCTTGACAGAAGCGGATCTGCCGATTATTATAACCCAAGACAACGTGGCCCCTTCGGATCTGCCGTAGATCAACATTCTGGGTCATTGCGCCGCAACAAAACAGTTATAACCAACCGATTTTCTTCTCCCGGCGGGAAATTCGATTCAAATCAACAGTTTAGGGATATTCCTTCGGATCAATATTCACCGAACAATGCATTACCATTTAGAAATATTGACACGAGAAAGCCCTACCTGAAAGAACTGGCTGCCCATGTCAACTGGGGAGGATTCTCGGGGTCTAGCGATGAGATAATGCGTGACTTTACTCCAATCTCTCCATACAATTCTGATACTGTTTCCTACACCGGACCATCCTACAATACGAACTCTCAGGTAGCTCTTGATTTTTTAAATGAGGGGGTACAGCAATTTGGATATCCATCTGCGTCCTTGTTTTTATCAAATGCTCAATTTGCTGATGGAGAGCCTCTACAATTCATAACACCAGACGGAGATGCGTACGAGGCAGAAACTGACAGTACTGTGCTGACAGTAAATTCTACCGCCACTGAAATTGGTATTAATGGTTTAAGTCCGGGTAGTGCTGGTGATGTTGATTTAGCAATGGCGATATCTATAAGTCTGACCGCCTGGGTGGGTAGTCTATCCAATCCTTTTAAGTATACAGTTTTATCTAACACATCAACATCTGTTGGCGGTAGTACTACGGTAATTGTATCGCTGAGAAAAAATGATTTCGATGATCAAATTATAGGCACAAACTTTACAGAAGAACTCTCAGAAGTTACTGGGATTACACCAATAGCAATGCAGGTTGATCCAAAGCAGATAGCAAAAGCATCTCCTTATCACAAGACACAAAGAAACGCAACAAACCGGGTTGTAATAGGCTCCACCGACCATGTTGGTTCTGGTGGGGCCAATAATGAATTATACCGGCAGAACTATCAGTATGACAACGCTTTTGTAACAAGACCAATACCGCAGGCAGACAGGACAAACTGGTTCAAGGACATGGTATCCGGATCGGATAACCCGGCGACATTTTCACAATATATGCTTTCGGGGTCTAGGTATCCATCTGATATATACAGGGTTACTGCTTCTCTTGGAGTTGTACCAGGCACCGTTGGACAAGCTGGGCTGATTGCTATTGCTAGCCTCGACCGCACAGAGTGGTACGGACGCACTACGATACTGACAGATTCTGCCGGATTGGTCCTTACACTCGCAGCATCGACTGCCGGTTCCCCTATCGCCCTTAACTCTTTTACTAGAAACTCAACTAGAAATTATACTTGGGGTGTGGGCGCTTCAACAACTACACTGGCGGCAATCAGAGATTCGCAACTGGTTTGTTTACGAGCCGCCAAGGATACTTACGGGGAAATCGGCATCGAGGCCAACACAGCAGCCTCCGTAGATTTTGGCTTAGGGGAATGGCCTACTATAAGCCTGACACAGTCTGCTGTTGGCACCTCCGGTAATACAAGCATCGCCGGCACAACAGGTCAGACCACCTCCCCCCTCGTCTCCTATTTTGTAGACTTCACCTTGGGAAGCGATGCGTTCGAACGGAATCCGATAGGATCCGTATTCACTGCATCTTCTGGGCAACCAAACTATAGATGGGTCAATAATAGGGGCTTCGCTCCATGGAGCCAGACAAGGGCTGCACAATCCTCCGAAGCTGTTTATTATGCAAAAAATAATGTTTATGAATTCGCCCCAGTCAACGAAACAAAACGAATTTTGAGACTACCTTCAAGCAAGGGATTCATATCAACCCCTAGCACCAAGGGCTGGCAAGAGTCTACAAAAAGCCGGCACTACACAGACAGGTTCACGGGTGTTATAACCTCAAGCTTTTCAGAGAGATACGTTGAGCCCCCAATAACTTCTCGTTATAAGCCGATCATACACCAGATTGAAACAACACGAGGTACTCCGGCGAAAACGAATTATGATGATAAGGTGGATGTTACTTTAAAATATTCTTACGGAAACCTTCTCCAAGGATTTGCGAACAAAGAAATAAATATAAAACTTGGAGAAAAAGCTGGATATAATTCCGGAAAGATAAGAAGACCATACGAAGTTCTTAGGGACAATTATGTAGATAAAGTCCAAAGAAACACCACGGGTGCCGAACTTATAAAAATGATGGTTTACTCGGAAACAATATTCCCACGAGAGAGATACACATATCTTTCTGGAACTAGACAGAGACTTGCATTTTCTCAAGATTCTTGGAGGAATGACATATCTGGTACCATGGGAGCAGCAACTCAAATATCTGATGTAACTCTGCCAAATGCCTTAAAGATAAGCGCCGGCAATCGTCCATCTCTCTACGAATATAACTTCATTCCTTTCGATGATTCAAGCGACACAGCCCCCGCAATAGACTACCTCAGACAAGGCAACAGTCAACACAACAGACTTGTATCCCCTTTCATCACATCACAAGGGTACACAGTTCGTTTTGACGAGCAGGCTCCTGTATTTTATCAAAATGTTGCAAATGCCCCCGGAACTGGCTCTATGTGGCCTTTAGACTCTCATCTTTTTTCTGACCCCGCTAGTATGGCTTATTTAGAGAGAAACTTTTCGGGATCTACTTCTAACGACATTAACGTTCTTGGTTCTTTCATGGGCACCCACGCAGCCGGTGAGTTGATGATGACTCACTACGGAAGAGTCCTCAGCGGAACTGCGAATGAACTGTCGAAAGAGAGAAACGGCATACCCGGAACATCAAGCCTTAATAGCTCCCAGTACGTTTACAATGTGCCTTCGTTAAGGTCTGGGACAAGCACAGTTTATTTGGGAAACCCAGCCCTTAAGCCCAATACTTACGCTGTATTTTTAGAACGCCGAGCACCTGGCGGCGCAATAACTATGCCACCGTGGACCGCTGCAAGCGAGAGGAGATTTGTTGATGGAGCAGACAAAGCAAAACTTGCTCCCCCTAGAACACCGATGTATGAAACGTATGAAGAGTATATCCAAGATGTTCGTTTAAAAGGACAAGACCACAGCATAATTCCGGAGTTTAGAATCAGCGAACTGATACCCTCCTACGACCAATTATCTTCTATAACAGCTTTGGTCACGGCATCTTTTGAATTGACCGGAGCTAGTGAAAATGTCTATAATGGCTCACATGCCGACTTTATGCCACGATACGGAACAACGGATGTAATAGAATATCTTTCACCATTCATGTCGCCAGGGTCGAAAGATAGTGAATTTAATAAACGCCCCCGTCATTTTGGGATAGAGTCGAAAGCAATAATGAAACTTCTGCCATATGATGGTTTTTACCCAGTCAACAGAACTCTTCAGATAGCTACTTTGTTCTCGCAATCTTATGCACCATTTGCCAAGTTTTACGGCGGCTGCGGAGATTTATTTGCGGCAAGCGCCTCGTACGATGCCTCCGCTGACACCCGACAAGTCCCTGCTTCTTCAAGTTTGCCATCCCGGTGGCGCATCTTATCGAGACCTTTTTATGCTCCGGGTATTTTATACAATTCAATTAAATCTGGTATAGGAGTGCAATACCCAATCAGAAGAGAGAGCTATTCGGCGACGACGGCGTCAGCCGACGGCAGTGGCTTCAACGGGCAGTATTATGTTGAGGGACGTTTTAGATTGCACAGCGGACCTGCAAGCCTCTTCGGTGCTAACGGTGGACAAGGCTGCGCTCAATTTCTTACAGGCACTACTACCAGCATCGGCGGTCTAGACTCCATATCTAGATCCGGCGAAGGACCCGCCTCAAATTATTTTTCCCCGCTACACGGATGCCTTAGTGGAGTTCTCATGCAACACACTCAGAGCGTGGGCGGTTTCAGTGTTATCGGCGTCCCAGCTTATCAGGCAACAGTACCGAGTATGATGCCAGGAAATCGAAGGAGAAGGGTCGAGGGAAATCTTACAAACTTTGATTGGGGTCGCTACCCCGATACGATGAAATTCTTTTGGTCCGACGTGATTCCATTCGAGGGTATATTAAAACCCTTAGAGCATATTGGACCAGATAAATCAAGGGTTGTTTGTTCTGATATTAATGATAATCTGTACATAGAAGTTTCTGGAGCAATTGAAGGAATAACGGAAACAAGACTTACCCCACAGGGCACCACAAAAACATTTAGTGACCTTTTGTATCGAATGTCTGTTTCCAACTTTTTAGCAAATGTGCCGCAGTTTTTCCTAAAGAAGAAAAAATCCGGTGGATATATGACAAAATTTGTAGGATCAGTTCCAAGCAAGGGAGCCAAAACAGATCCCGCTGGTGTACAGAAGACTTCTCAAGTTGATCCTAACAAAATGGCAGTTTCCAATACTAAAGCTTATATCATGGAGATTGGTCTTAAGAAGACGGATAATTTCAATCTTTATAATAATCCGTATGCTTTTGGTCCACCTACTTCAACAGGGTCTTTTGGTTGGGAAATAGGAGCGCAGCAGGGCGGCGGCGTTCCGGCAACAACATCTTCTGTGGACAGCGGAGTTTACCCACAAGGAAAGAACTGGCCATATCACCGAGGAGAGTTTGCGCCGTTCACCCCAACATATTATTATGGACCAAGTTTGGTAAGAATAACCTATACACCCCAATCAAGCGCAGAAGTTTCTTTAGCACAGATCTTAAACAGCAGTGATGTATCTGTTGAGTATTTAAATTCAAACGGATATTATTATGATTTTGATTCTGGCTCTTTTGCAAATGAAGAAAATGAACTAGTCGATTGTCACGGGACTCCATTTTATGGATGGAACCGTGCATGGCAAAACCGTCAAGATTTGGACGCATCTGTAGTAATTGATAATCTATTCCCGTCAGAAGCCGGCTCTAAACTAAAACCGCTGGACCCAAACAAATGGGTTATTATGCCCAAGTGGGAATGCCCTACTTTAGATTTCTCTGGCTCTGGCATCTCAGGGGACCCAACAGGAAACCCTTACAATTTCTCATCAAGTCTTGAGGTGGGGAATTTTGACATGGGAACAAAGGGCATGTGGCACCAATATGGGCTTATGCCAAGAGAAAATGAGGGAATATATTTATACATTTCAGACATAGATGAAGCGTCTACCGAGTTTAGACTGGTCGGCAACCCGACAGGATCAGCCGGATCTTTCTCTACGGCAACAGGATTTGTAAAACCGTGCAAGAAAGCTTCCTTGGCAGTCCTTCGGTCTGGTCGAGAAATTGCTTCTTTGGCCAGCCTTGTCGGGTTTGATGAGACAGAAATTATGCCGGCTAATGCTTGGGACCCTTCCCGTGCTAAACGTATTGGAGAATTAGCTGAAGATAGTGAAAAGACAATGTCTGAGGCTATTTTGGCAATACCATATTATTACGACAGCGAGTCTGACAAGATGCGCTCCATGATGTTGAAAGCGCCATATGATTCTTTGGGACCAAAAATAAAAGAGTTTAGACGAGCATTTACAAAATATTCTTTCCCCCCATCTCTAAGAAAATCGTTGGTAGATTTATTGCCGCCCAATTACCCGAAGACCTCAAACCTTATAAATCCTTTTGGTGGTGACGACTACGATTCATTGCTCGTTGGTAACGATCTATATCAAGCACCGATCATTTATTTGATGGAGCATAGTGTTGAATTGTCTAGACAAGATTTGGCAGATATGTGGCAAAACGTTATGCCAGACATTGGAAAGTCGCTAAAGACAAGCGTGACGGCCATTGACCACTACATGCCAGGAGAAAAATCAGAGGAAGTCGAAACAGTATTCCCTGAGATATTAAGAAAAGAGCTTGAACTCGGACTTCCCAGAAGCGGACACCCTCGTCCTGATTTGATCGACACAGAGGTCATGGGTATCGAGGATGGGTTCCAGCCAGAAATTAGATGGCTTATCCTCAAGGTTAAACAACGTGGTCAGACAGATTACACAACAATGATGATAGAAGAGATTAACGAAGGCCACGGATCGTTGGCGTTCGATAACATATTTGGATATGTGGGCGACGATATCCCCTCCGAACATCAACGTTTTTTGCGGGACAGAAAAAATATATACACCAAGGGATTATATCATGTAGAGGAACTTGGTCAAGGAAGAAATACTTACAACTGGCCCTATGATTATTGTTCCTTGATCGAGTCTGCAAAAATTAGTACAAAGGTTGGGTTCCGACCGGAACTGTCCCGAGAAGTTGAAGAGTTCGACAAGAAGAGAGAAAACAACCCAATAAATAAGGCTCCTCAACCGAATATTGATATCGAAAATATAAAGTCTAAAAGTCTATTGCTACCTGATCTAAAAATTATGCAAAACTTAGTATTTGCGCCACCGCCCATCAGTTTGCCTTCACCTATATCAGTAGCTTCGTTGCCTAACTTTCCGCTGATTCCAAATCTAGCTCCAATTTCTAATATAAATATAGCCCCAATTCCTAATGTAAACATAGCACCAATTCCTAATGTAAACATAGCACCAATTGTTTCTCCAAACATTCAACCTAGAGGTCTTGTACCTAATCTTAACTTGCAAGTTCCGATGGTTGTTAACCTCAACGGCGGCGGAAACAGAAACCGTGGCGGCGGCGGAGGTAACTTCGGAGGAGGTAACTTTGGCGGCGGCGGCGGATTCTGAGGATATTGATACTTATTTTTAAGTTCAGAGATATTTAATACATGGCAAAGTTTATTAACAAAAAAGAAGAAGTGATTCAGATGGAACTTACTGCCTATGGTAAGCATAAATTCTCTAGGGGAGATTTTTCCCCTTCTTATTATTCTTTTCATGATGATGATATTCTTTATGATTCTGTGTATGCTTCCCCTTCTGGCACAGCACTCTCGGCACACGGTGGCTTTTACGAAGAACAGAACAGTATTGTTACTCGAATAAAAGAGATGCAGAGACTGGAACTTGTAACACACTTTACTTCTAGTATGGGTGCAAGTTCTGAGGCAACAACCAATATTACAAACACAACTTTCGATAACGTCAATCCGGCGAATCTTAAATATTTCAGATCTTTAGGGACGAGTAGTCCGTGGGATGAACATATGCCGGCCTGGGATATAAAATGTATGGAAACTGGAATGCCGTTTAGTGGAACATATTCTTATAAAGCGTTGGGAATCCCAACTCTTACTTCTAGTTTACAGTTGGAATATTCTGTGTCCAATGGGGTATTCGAGGACAATAACGGCGACCAAGTTGAAATACCTATTTTTACTCTTGAGAAAGAGGATAAAATCCTTATAGATATCCAAGAAATTAATACTATCTTTAAATCAAGTGGCAATTTTGAGGTCGAGGTTTATAAAATAAAAACAGACGAACAGGGTTCTGAAGACTTAGTCAAGGTAGATTTTATAGGAGACAATTCAAAAAGCTCAGACATGTTGAAAGCTCAATCTACTACAGAAGGTTTCGCCAGGTATTTGAACGGCGACGAGGAACTAGTTGGAAGTCATTTTCCTCGTATGGGTCCCGACTACGTTGAATATTACCTGTCCGTCAGGGCAGATGACGAAATCGAATTCGAAAAAGAGCCTCCAGGCGACACACTGTATAGATCCGGCAAAGTGGTAGGACCTGAAGAATGTTAGACTTAAAAAATAACAGGTTCCCCCTCAATAGTCCAGAAATACTGGGGGCCTCTGGAAAAAGATTCCTGTCAAACATAAACCCCTCTGTGGCGGTTGATTTAGTTTCCATAGAGCCAGACGCTGAGGACCAATTTAATATTTCTGTAAATTTGTGCTTGACTCAGAACGTCAAAGAGCAATATGATAAAAACTGGTGGTTCTTAAAAAAGACACCCAGAAATATGAAATATCGAGTCAGACTCATAGCTTGCTATGGAAAAAGCTCGGCAGCCTTAGAATTTATTTCGCAGCGGCTTAACGAATATCAAAGTGACATAATGGCGACAAAGGGAATACCTGGCTCTGAAGCCTTTATCACAAAGATGATTCAATACACGCCCAACGGTACTTCTGTAGTTAGCATCCTCAACGAGTTGGGACCATTTTCTGTCGGAAGTCTAACAAGTAAACTAGTGGGGAGCCAATCTAATATTTTAAGATACCCCCAAGAGTCTAAACTATCGGATATTGTCATTATGGACATGCCAGTACTCGAATCCCTAAAGAGGGATGCAAATGGCATTCCCGTAGTTAGGCTAGAAGAATCTCTTGGCAAAGCCTCCCTGGAACCGCTAGTGTTTAAAATGCCGAAAAGTACTGTTGAAGAAATGAATACCCTCAGCTTACATGCTTTTATCTATTATGATGCTTCTCCGTCACCCGGCAAAAAGCAGAGAAGACAGGTAACTTTTCCAATACAGTCTGGGATGGGGTTCGTAGACTCAAGGGTGGTTCTCGGGGATAGAGTAAAGTATAGCGTGCAAGTTGCTGGCCAAGCCGCTAATCCACCGGGGAAAACAAAAAGAGAAAACTCCCCAGACAACGGACTTTTAGTTGACGGACGACAAACACTAAAATTAGAGCAGCAAAACCCAGCAGAAAATTTGTACAAAGATGTACTTGATGGGTTAAAAGAGAGTTTACGCCTAGACAAAAACCAGCGCCCGGTCTCTGACGTCATAAAAGATAAAAATTACTTCTCACCCCTCTGGATAACAAGAGGAGAGGAGGATATAGGAAGGTTCTTGTTCTCGTTTGATCTGAGGTCATTCTTGGCCAGAAATAGTTCTTTCCCCGTCTTGTATTCCAAGGATCAGATAGCCGCCGACCTAATTCGTGGCGGAACTGTTATAGCACCTAACGAAACCGCCGAAGTAAAATATATTTGTGTAAAGCGCCACCAAGTTTCCTTTAACACCTCCATCTCCTCAAATGATTTGGGCACGGTCACTAGGAACAAAAAAATCGAACCGGATTATATGTTCCCCGAAGAAATTGTATCAATTCCAATAAAAGTTGGAAGTGTTTTTCTTGAGACTACCAAGCAAAATGAAGAAAACATAGACTTCTATCAAGGCATAGATACTTTTGAAAAGAATAGAAAAACCCAATCTATGTCTAAATTTCAATACGGTGTTAAAATCTCAGTTAATGATCCTGCCTTGACATATTTGCAAAGAATGGCTGCCGATTTGTCTAGTATGGAGAATAATGTACAAAGGCTATACGAGTTGATCAAAAATTCTACACCGGCTATCACCGGCGAAGAGAATCCGCCAGGAGGGCTTATAGTATCTGGTCACGGCTTGGCTAATGGAATGGGGACAGAAAGAGTTGTTCCTTATTCTATAATAGGGATTGATGGCATAAGTGCGGAAGGCATGATCAACGGCATCATTACAAAGTATATCTCCTATTCTAGTAAATTTGAACTAATCTCTTCTGTTGACCCTGAGGAAGATGTACTTATGAGCCCGCTGGGACAAGCACTTTCTTCTCTGGTCAATCAGCCCTCCGTCGATGGTCTCCTTAGACTCTCTTCCTACATTAGAGGCTTGACCAGCCTCATAGAGCAAATAATCAATGTCGAGTTACCAAATGGAGCCAGAACTGACGGCAGTGTTCGGCGCATAAGTTTAAAACAAAGAGGAATTTTACAGACCAAATACGTGTTGCTTGAGAAAGAACATTTTTTCTCCGAGGTGTTTGAATATGGAAAAACCTATCATCTAGGATATGATTATCTTTCTCATGATCCACCACTTGATGAGAATACTAAGCCTGGGCTTGTTTCTTATAGTAAGCAATTTTTTGAGGCCCGAGCTAATGAAGAATTTAATAAATATTTTGGGACATATGCCAACAAAGGCACGCCGTCAATTGTAGCTGATGGAACTCAAGGGACTTATGGAAATTCTACATTTAGTTATTTTACCCCGAAAACAATAAAAACATTTGGAAGAACGTCGCTGAACCAACCAACCTATATTAATTCTGACATAAACACAGCCCAGTATGATATTAACAGGTATGCCCAAATGTTTTTGGATATTTTAAAGATCCGCAAACAGACAAAGGATTTTTCGCCTTTTTATGAGCTTCCAGAAATAACAGAAGAAAAAGATATGACGACTTCTATAAAAGACGCTTTGCTTTTTCATGATTGTTTGTTTGAAGAGGGGGCAACCCCCCAATTTGCACAGCTTGCACCCGAAAGAATTAGTAGAAATACAGCGAATATGCAAGAACAAAAATCACAAAGCATCAAAGGAAAGCTACAGCTTTCACCAGACCTCTTCCAAACTTTCCTAGGGGGCAAGTCAGACGAATCAAAAAATGCAAAATCTTTTATAAGCCTTACGGACATTCCCTTTAAACCAAAAAACTTCGGCATACCATCAGCCAAGGATGAGGATGCTGATAGAAAAAGCAAAAAGTCTCTCCCCCCTGTTAAGTTAATGTTTAATATTTTAGGGGAACTAGAGACCTCGCCAATAGAAACAAAAAGTGAAAAGAAATACGAAGAGAAAACTTTTAATTCCTTGATAAACTCTGGAAAAGAAATAGATGTTTCGGCCGAAAATATACAATCCTTGATCGAGGGCAGGTATTCGCAAATGCCAAACCAATTTAAGTCTATGTTTATTATAGCAAATATAGCGGATCGAATGTCATTTGGAACAGGGTTTGATGCGGTTAGATTTAAGTTAGAGGACGAAGACATATCCACAGTTGATAAAATGATAAGTAACATTTATCCTGGCGATACTTTTCCTCCATACAAGAATGTAAAAGACCCCATGAAGGTCTATGCGAAATTCTTAACTTTTTGGATGAATTATAAACAAATAGCTGTTTTAGAATATTTATCTGGGTTCGAAAGCCTAGAAGAATCTGGAGCACCCAGAAGCGATTCCCAAGATAAGAGGGGACTCCCTACTTGGAAAAAGTTTACTGTAGATTTTTACCGTGAAAATTTAGACAAAAGATTTATTTGTCGGATGAGAAACTTAAACGAACAAGATATCGGGACTACAATGCCCATTGACGAAGTTGGTTTGTTTGACTTGCCTATATACAATAGGTATTTTATTTTAGAACCAGCAGAGGGATAGAACCTTGTCAGAACCAGAATTAACCGCAGAAGAAATAGCAAGATTAGAAAGACTCCGCAACGCCGAGGGCGAAATGCAGCGGGTCGCCGACCAATTTAGGGAAAACATGGATGAAGTTCTGGCGCTGCTTGATGCGGAAACCGCCCACGGACAAATTTTAGACAGAAGAACTTTACTAAATAGATATCCGGCTAACGCAGCATACCGATATTCTATCCACCAATCATCCCCCGGAAGTGCAAATATCCCCCTGCGCAATCGTCCTGTTGACCAAATAGACAAAACAAGCATCTCCATGGAGAGCTATTCACAACGCTATGTTAACAACGGAGCGCTGGACCCAATTAGAATGTGGTTTAAACTGGGCGAAGATGTTCCTAACCAAAACCCAAATCTTTACAGAAGGGTGACCTTGGGCGGTGATAGTTTTCCGGCAAGTTTTCGTGAAGCTTTCGGCGGCATCCATGCTGACCCCGATGCCACAGCCTGGCGGACATACGAACCAGCGGGATCAGTGAACATCAGGTGGAATTATCCAGGCCGTCGTCGTATCATAAGCAATGGCGAGCGCCTCAATGTATGGGCACCCTCAAACGCCGACCCCAACCCGAACCAAGAACAAGACCAGGCAGTTCAGTGGGCTTTGGCGGTGAACCATAAAAAAGTAGTGGTCGGCGGCCTCATGACCGACGAAGCCGTGTACGCACTTCAACCGCCAAATAAAGCCTGGGATGTTAACGACCCGGATAGAAAGACTCTCCGCAACCAACTAGTAATATTGAATAGGCTACCCCAAGTTCGGGGACAAGGAGATACTGACCCTCAACCTTTCAATATGGCAAAAGCTATGATAGATTTGGCCCAGAAGGCAGCCCCCCAGCTTGGACAGGGGATATTGGACGCATCGATGGTTACTTTACCACAGGCGTATATAACCCTACTCCAAACCCCTGCCCATACCAGAGGGCTAAAAGACGGGACACTTACTTTCCGTATGCTCCGAGCCGCCGGGGTTCCTGGCGACGGCCCCCCCATGGACTACGCTAAAGAAATAGCATTTGCCTATGATCCACACGACTCTAACCAATCTCATATTCGTAAACTAGAAATTGACGGTGAAGACACCATTAGTTTTGAAATCCCAGAAAACGACAGTAGCATGTTCTCCCGCCTCGGCGCTGTTGCCTGTAATAGCTACCATGTTTATTTGGCATGCCGCTCAATCATCCAAAATGGATATAACGGCGGACGCCGAGGACCAGTGGATATTCAGAAAAATATCGTACTAGACAACGTTGTTCGTAGCTATCTAAACAGGCAATTGGAAGAAGGTGCCGAGGAACGAGACTTTCTTCATAACGACGGTCGGTATGTTTTTCGCCAAGCATTGAATAACTTTGTTGAATATGAATTTTTTGATTTTGCCACCAAAGCTCCTTGGGTTATGGATAGGTTTACGAGTATGATGAAAAAAGCATCAGGCAACTTTCCTGCCCAACGAAGCCGGAATGAACAAAACCAACTCACCGAGAGGTGGCAGCATACCAACCTCCAAGCCGCCGAAGTAATCGAAGATGGCGGTGGTTATGTAAACCCTGAGTATAATTATTATAAAGCAAATTACGAAGCTGCCAGTAAGATACTTCCGGAAGCAATCCTCCCGAACATGTACATTTATAGTCTTGCTCAAGGATCAAAAGGGCCGGGTCTCCGGGGAAAATCCTTTGATCCGGAGATGACCGAGGACAGCGCTAATTTTTTACGTCTTAGGGCAGACCCCGAAGGTACCAACGTCGGAGGATTCCAGCAAAGAACACGCCGAGTTGAGCTTGGCGGTGCCGGAGAAGGCGAAGAGGCCGGCGATCTGTATGCCGAAACACTGTACGATAAGGTTATAACGCTTGATCAGTTCGATAAATTTACTTTACCTTTATTGGGCAACAACGCCACCGGAGAACAACTTTCCCCAGAAGAACGGGCATCCTTTGAGGAGTACTTGGAAAGGTACGCCGAGGCAGTCAAAGGAAGCAACATCACTATTGATTTTACAAATCGAACGGCCGAAAGATTTTACAACCAAGTAACTCCTTCAAACGAGTTAGACATGTATAACAATCTTTATAAGAATAAACAATATTTTCCAATGTATATCGAAGTTGGTATTCCGTGCTTCAGCCCCCTAGGAGATCTTGGGCAGCTTTTTCTAAACCCTGACGATCCCAGGACTCGTAACGAATTTGAAGGACTGGGGCTATCTCCCACTAATCTTATAAACTCATTTGTATCATCGTCTGCACCTCGCCTTAAGAATTTCACAATACATTCTACGGGATTAGTTGCATCAAACTTTGAATCAGGAGATTTGTGGTCAAGCGCAATGCAGGATAGAACAAGGTCCGAAAGGGGCGATGATTTTATCCCAACAATGGTTAGAACTAAACGGGACAACGTAGGGCTGAAGGTATATGATTTCGATGACTGGATAGAGGATATGAAGGGACACTCCGAGAGTGATAAAATCATCTCAACACCAAGTTCAACAATTAGTGAAGCAGATCTCGGCTCCCTACTTGAAACATTTAAAGCCGAGGCCCTCGAAATCGCCCACGAAAAACTTGTAAAATATCAAGATTTGATGTTAACGAAAGACAAGGTTATGTGCGAAACAGAGACCATAATATATAAGCTAGTGAAAAAAGAAGCTGATGGCGGCGAAATAATACAAAACTATTTTTTCCCGAACTCAAACCAAGCCCGGCTTATAAAATTTATTGATACGCAGGTTAAATATGACAAAAGGTATCTTTACGAATTGTATGCCTACGATATTGTGTACGGGTCTAGTTTTAGATTCAGGACCCGATCTGCTATTTACCCGAAGCAAAGACAGCCTATAGGACAGGGAATGACACCGGAAGCCTTTGAGGCTTCATATTCTGAGGATGGTCTATGGCTACCCAATTCTGACGAAGCTTTTGCGGACTACCGAAACAAGACAATACATTTTTCTTTCAACGTTGAGACAATACCAAACTTAAAAATTATTGAGTACCCAATCTACACTTTACAAAATGCTACGGCCCTCGCCCGTACAACTGGGGTGCGGGGATCATATTTCCAGACATACGCAGGCGTGTCTGCCGGAGAGATGGGAGGAGTTTCGTACCCTTATGCAAAGGTAGTTGACCGACCGCCCATGCCTCCAGAAGTATCCATATTGCCATACCGAGGTGACAAAAACAGAATCTTAATAAATTTATCCCCAACTGATGGCGCATTAGTCGGCGATAAAACTGTTGAATTTATACCACTTGTTGACGAAGATAAGCGGAAAGCTGAAAGCCTTGCCTATGACCTTCGACAAGTTGAAAATTATACCCTCCCCCCCGGACATTTAGAATTCCGGACAGAGGGGTTTAATGAAATTAAGAAAGTAGAAATTTTCCGGACTACAGAACTTGATGAAATGGCGTCTTCTATGGGGGAGATGTATGAGTCGTTTAAAAACAAGTTGTACAAAACCCTAGACACGACTCTGGAGCCAAGTGACCCCAGCGGCGATTATGCGAGATCATTTGATCTTCTTGATAATATCTTACAAAATCAAGTATATTATTATACATTTAGGCTGGTGGACGTCCATGGTCATGCATCTAACCCTACCGCTATACATCGAGTAAAGATTGATTCAGAGACCATTGGTGTGTATCCCTCGATAGAGGTGGTGAATGTGAAGGATCAGCAAGCACGCTTTAAAAAGCCGACGAAAAAGGTCACCAGATATTTAGAGATTAAAGCTTCGGATATTCAGTCGATGCCTTATTTAGACTCTGGTGAGGGCGATATTCAAACATCTGTGAGAAGTCTTGTGGAGTCTGATACAGAGAACAGAATAGACAATAACGATTTCTTGATCCGCATCACTTCTACCGACACGGGACGGAAAATAGATATAAAAACTTCTTTTAAGATAAAACAAGAATCAGATTAGATGTCGGCATTTTATGCTGTTTTTATAAATGACTAAAAACAGAAAAAGGATACTACTTAATAAAGCCACGCAATAGTTATAACGTGAGGAAACATAAATGGGATTTTTAGACAATAGCGGTGATATTATACTGGACGCCGTGTTAACTGACACCGGCAGAAAACGATTAGCTGCGGCTGATGGAAGTTTTCGTATAGCAAAATTCGCTCTTGCAGATGATGAAATAGATTACGGCTTGTACAGAAACGCAAATAGTCTAGAAGGAATACACCCTAGCGGTTCCGCATACTATGACTTAAACATTTTGCAGACACCGGTCCTCGAAGCATTTACAAATAATACTTCTACGATGAAAAGCAGGTTAGTATCTTATTCTCGTAACGATCTTTTGTATTTGCCCGTTATTAAGAACAACGATAAACTTTCTCAAACAATAGATAAGAACACGACAACGTTCACTGACGTTCCTGTTGGCGGATATTTGGTCACGGCAGATTATACAACCTCTGATCCTGCCACGTTCGCCACCGCCGCTGACGCTACAGCCCCATTCAGGACAAACATCGGAATCCTTAGGGGGAACAGAACGTTCGCTACATCTGGGCAGGCCATGGTCTTTGATCAGGGCATAGATAATGTTAATTTGTCTGTGGCGTCTCTTGGTCCAAACGACCCCATTAGAGAGACACAGTACCTTATAGAGATGGACAACCGTTTGTCACAGATTCTGTCTCTTGACGGTACGACTGTTGCCCGCCCATCTTTTGTGGACGACGACGATATTGCTAGCTATTATATCTCTCTGAATTCTAACTCCGAATTTTTCGCTGCGCCTGCGGGTAATGCCCCTGGTATTGCTGCATTTAATGTTTCGACAAATCCAGAACAGCCAGCAGATACATTTTCCGTTATAGGTGATTCTGGCGGCGGCCGCTACGGTACCCGCCTTTCTTTCCGGCTTCTTGCCAGCGAAAATCTCTCTACCAGCAACGTTTTGTTTAATGAGCTTGGTGGCACCACAGCCGCAAACTATGTCACCAGCAACTCACAATTCAGATACATCGACACAAACATCAGACTAACTGGATTTACTACGGGATATAGAGTGGATATTCCCGTTAGGTTTATCAAGAAGGTATAAAAGGAAAAAACATGGCTACGTCATTTAAAACACTTTTGGGCACCGATACACAAGCGACCAGAACAAAACTTCATGAAGCGATCCCGATCACGGGAACAATTACTACGGGAACTTATTCCGACCTAAACATCAAAAACTATTCCCATGGGATGTTCCAGAGTGTGTATGATTATCCATACCTAAGCTCTTCGGCAAATCATATTTTTGATATTACGGTAGGATATTCTTCTGGCTCTGCTGTATCCGGTTCAAAAAGCACGCAAAACAGACAGAAGCTTCAGATGTACAACACTCTGGCCCAAGTTCTCGTCGGTCACGATCAGACAGGAAGTATCCGACAGTTTGACGAAGACGGCGATTTATCGGACGGATCTAAACTACAAGAATGTTTCTTCTTTAACTTCTCAAGGTTGTTGACAAAAGATGAAATTCAAAAAGGTAGTTTCCGGATGGACTTCAATCTCAACCCAACCGGAAGTACGGGAATTGGACACACCGAAGTAACAGCTAGAGTCAGAGATACTTATAGCACAACAAATAGCTTTAAGACAAACTCACCAGCCGGTGAGTATAACATATTGTATGCTACAGGAACAAGCGCCGACACCGGCGCAAACACCGCTAGACCATTTGAGGGCGAAAAAGCTGTCGGACTTATCTTTTATCAAGCCGGTATTGCGGTTTTAACTTCTTCTCTGTTTAAGGTTGTCGCTAGTGGTGGCATATGTAAAAACACTATGGTCAACAACGAAACCGGTGGTCAGATTATTATGACAACCGCTTCTTCTGGACCTGCCGGCTGGGGCGTAGAAAGGCTTCTTGTTAGTTCTTCAATCTCCGGAGCCGCAGACGCTATCCGAAACCGACTGCAAGATGTTTATTTTACTAACACTACAGAACTAAATTCTACCATTTATTTCTGCCGGGCAAATGCTAACGAGTTTAACTATAGCAGCGCTCCAACCTATCTTTCCCAAAGTCAGATAAGGGTTAAGGAGTCACGAAGAGATGAGCCAATCTCTTATATCACAACCGTTGGGTTGTATAGCGCTAACAATGAACTGCTCGCTGTTGCAAAACTTAGCGAACCGCTCAAAAAGACACCATCTAACGAGTTCACACTAAGAGTTAGACTAGACTATTAACGGAGGTGGCCAGTGTCATACCTCCACAAATTCGGTTCAGAAGACATATTCAACAACACTCTGGAGACACACCCAGAGTATGACTTCACTATGTATAGTGGAAGTACCTATGTTAACAACGAAAGCTTTAAGGGTGGTAACATCCCCACAGGCAGCATCAGCTTATACGAATTAAATGTCAATAGAATATCTGCCTTATCGGGACATCTCGGGAGCAGCGGTCCCTACCCGTATTCAGACGGTGACAGAACTATCGACACGCCCTACAATTGGACATATTCTGTTCAATCGTACCTAGTAAAAGATGGAAACTATAATACATTTAAAAACATTACCTCGGCACAGTCTGCCCAGCAAGACTATGGAACATTTTTAGAAGGAGCATACCCTTTAACCTCTAGCATAGCAAGAGAGTATATCTTTCCCCATGCACTCCCGACAAAGCATGATTCCTTTGAACTCGGCGACGACAACTTAGCAAGGGAACAAGAAACCGATCTATATTTCCGATATAGAAAAAGAATGATAGCCCTGGGAACAACAATAAACGATTATAAAAGATACAGTCCCGTTTATGATTATTCGATAGTGGGTACGGGATCAGAGGGACTAGACATAGGTTCTGGGCTTGTAACTGGGTCTGTAAATCTTATTAGTATCCCTTCTATCTTTTTCGGCTCAGGTATAGAAAAAGGTTCTATAAGTCTGAAATTTTATTATACAGGGTCGTTGCTTGATGAGGCGAAAGATATTCGCAAAAATGGTGAGTTGATTTCGACCATGGGCTATGCCAGCGGATCTGTCGTTGGGATGGCTTTATATGATGAAGGGTTTATTCTCTTGACATCTTCCGCACCGGTAGGACCAAATGATGGCACAACAGCAAACCAATTTGCTAGAGATGCATATACTGGCACTAGGGTTTCAACTGGTGTCGCCCAGCAGGACGTGGCTAGTTGGCTGTACTTTGGATCTTACCGATCAGGAGCCTTGGGACAAAGGCACGGAACACAGGAAAATAGAAATTACTATCCCTCGGCAAGTTTATTCCGCATGAGTTTCCGAGGTACTAACAAGGTTCCAACGAAAACAATGTTTGCCCAAGCAAAATCCGGTGAAGTAAACAATTCTCAAAATCCTACTTGGGTAAGTTCTTCTCATGCTGAATGGCAAGACACTTCTTATTACAATAGCGCTTCTTATATCGAGCCCAAGCAGGTTCCTATAAAAAACACAATCCAGAGCGAATATCATAACTATGAAGAATCTTTTGAGAAACAAGTTTTCATCAGTAAGCTTGGGATTTACGATGAGGACAAGAACTTAATTGCTGTAGCAAAACTTGCAAACCCGGTCCTAAAGAAAGAATCAGATGCTTTTACATTTAAATTAAAGATGGACTTCTGATATACTATAACTATGATACTCGGATTAGACATTTCAACTACAATGGTTGGAGTAGCAGTTATTAACAAAGAGACTCGATCTCTCGTCAAGTCAGATGGCTGGGATATTTCAAAGCTCGAAACTACTTTTGAAAAAGCTGAGTTTATTGGTGCCGAACTTTACACACTTCGGGCAGGATATAATATCCAAGACTTGTTTATTGAAACAGCGCTGAAGAGATTTATGCCGGGCAAGTCCAGGGCAGACACAATTATCAAACTAGCCAAGTTTAACGGAATTGTATCGTGGCTTTGTTACGAATGTTTCGATTTCCCTCCGACCTATATAAACGTAAATACCGCCAGATCTCTTTACGGACTGTCCTTCCCACGGGGGACTAAAGGTCCGCAGAGAAAAAAGATGGTAATTGATGCGGTAATCGAAAAAGAAAAGACATCCTTCAAATACGAAATGGCCCGTGGCGGAAAGAACTATAAAAAGGGTACCGATGATAAAGCCGATGCAATTGTCATAGCCCGAGCCGGAGAGTTCTTATTGCGGAACAAAGATAACAAAGGCTTCCTAACGGAAAAAATAGTTTTAGTTGATTGACCTTCTATTTAATATATGAAGTTGACACAAGATATAATCCGAAATCTCATAAAAGAGCAATTGCAAGAACAGATGGATGGTTCCGAGAGGGAAGAAAAAGTTCAAGCTTTGATGCAACAGATATATCAACTACCAAAAGAAGAAGCGATGAAAGTAGCTGATGGTCTCAGAGCCGCAGTTGCTAAATTGCCCGACGATTCACAACCTGCTCCGGGCGAAGAAAATATCGAACTACAGGTTAAAGAAAAATTGGATAAGGATGCCACAGCCGGTGAATATGTCAAGGATTTTCGCACCTCCGACGCCCCACAATTCAAGGGCAAATCAAAAAAGAAAAAGCAAAAGATGGCCATCGCCGCCTATCTTGACGCAAAAGAAAATTAAAAAAACTTCTTGACCATCTCCTAATCCGTGCTATTATAGTGATGGAGGGAGATACTGTTATGAGTTATCAACTGTTTGTCGATATGGATGGCGTCCTAGTCAATTTTGAGGGCGGTGTTTTAAAATACATGAATGAGATGATGAGGAAACTGGAACACCAACCAGAACACCCGCTTCACAAGATTGCCCGCTCAGGAGCCAAAGAGATTGGCGGTTGGGACGTAGAAATAAATAAATGGCATATTGCCCGTTCTGACCAAGAGGGCAGCCTATCTCGTAATCTACGGATTCGAGATTATATGTATCGTCTCGTGGAGAACGACGTTGATCTCTGGGCCAACCTTGGCTGGGAAAACGGCGGAAAGAAATTATGGGACTACATTAAAGACATCCCAGGACTAGAAGTTCTATCAGCCCCGATGGCTGAAGGTTCAAAAGTCGGCAAGCGGATGTGGGTTGAGCGTGAACTGGGTGTCCCGGCTGAAAAAGTCAACTTAGCTGACAGCAAGAAGTCCTACGGGAAACACAACGGAAAACAAGGTCTTCTGATTGACGACCGAGACAAATACGTCAACGAGTTCAGAGAAGGCGGTGGCGTCGCTATTAAACATGATCCAAACAACGTGGATAATACGATTAAGCAACTTCAGCAATACGGATTCTAATTGTTCAAAGACCCAGCCTCAGCCAAAAAGAAAAGAATCCTAGATGAAATCCTTGGCAGCGCTCAGCGCCAAGGCAAGGAATATCTTTATCCTTCTCGATGCTGCGGCCATCACAAACGTAAACTATCTGTTAACTTTGACAAGAATGTCGGCAAGTGCTGGGCATGCGATTGGCGGACCAAAAATTTACGACGCCTTGTCAGGCGTTGGGGTGACGTAAGTCACATCCATAGATGGAAAGAGTTTGACGCCGATATTGAGTTAGGCGACCTAGACAACCTCTTTGCGAAGCAAGAAGAAACCAGCCAGCGAATTGACCTTCCAAATGAGTTTCAAACGCTTACAGGGCGAACTCATCCTGCATCTGCAAGAGTCCCGCTAAACTATCTCCGCAAACGTGCCGTTGTAGGGAAAGACATTCTGTTTTGGAAGATTGGCTTCTGCGCTTCCGGCGAATATAAAAACAGGATTATTCTCCCATCATTCGACGACGAAGGTTATTGTAACTTTTTCACGTCCCGCACATATGATCCTAGCGTTTGGCCTCCGTATTTGAACGGACCAGGGAACAAAGATATTATATTTAATGAACTCCTGATTGACTGGGAACGAGAGGTGACCTTAGTAGAGGGCGTCTTTGACGCAATCGTTGCCGGCGAAAACAGCATCCCACTTCTCGGCTCAACCCTACGGGAAGACAGTAAACTTTTCAGGAAGATAGTAATGAACGATACACCAGTCCTGCTAGGATTGGACAACGACGCTCACAAGAAAGCCATGAAACTTGTGAAGGCTTTGCTGGCTTACGATATAGAAGTTCGCCTGATGGACACCTCAGGACATAAAGATATTGGCGAGATGCCGCCGGATGTATTCCACGAGCGCAAAGACAAAGCGCCGTTTATTGATTCTGACGCCTATTTATTCAAGATCGCTTTAATGGCATGAGGAACGACAATTTTGAAACTCACCAAATCTTTATTAAAAGAGATGATTGCGGAAGTCATAGAAGAAGAACTTCGAATTGATAAACACCCAAAAGCTGACATCATCAAGAAAGCCATCGGTGACGGGAATCATCTCATCACCTTCTCTGATCTAAACAAAGTAGGCATCAACCCTACCACATCTTTCAATACTCCTGCCGGCATCTACGGGTGGCACTTCACCGACAAGACCTTACAGGGAGCAAAGAAAAACCAGATATTCGCATCAGAAAGAAAGTTTGGTCATCTTCTAAAAATCAAGAATCCCAATAAAGTCTTGTGGCTTGGCACAGATAAGACAGGCACATCCGCCAAAAGCCCAGCGGCTGCGATGAAACTGTTTGCCAAAACATACCCCATCCTGAATGAGCCCACTATCCAGTTTGACCCAGACGGAGATATAGATCCTCAATGGGAAGGAACAGATGATGGCTCCAGAAAGATCTCCGCTGCCGAGTGGCTGACCGACCCCGAGACGATCCGGCGATATGCTGTTACATCAGATCGTGAAACCGGCGGCTCCTCTAAGTCAGAAAAACTATATGATCTTGTCATGGCAACCTCTGCTGTGTTAGAACTGGATCAAGTCTCCGGCAAGAAGAAGACCATCACCGCCAACGCTCTCCTGCGCTCCTTGGGGATAGAAGCCGTTGTAGATATTGAGTGCGGGGGCATTGTTCATCACGCCGAAACCTGCCAAGGCTTCTTTACGAGCACAGCAGGCTTGGAACATGTTGCTACGATTGAGAATCGGCTATACAGCGACAACAAACTTGCCGTCACCAGAATCCTCCAAAGCCCCAACGCTCCCGAAGAAAAACTATGGGACGCAATCAAGGCACTCACTAAGGACTTCGCTTCTGATATCGGCAAGGATGATAAATCTCCTGGGATAGAGATAGACCAATACGACGCACTGGATATACTCTACGATGCCATCGAGGGTGTCGGGCCTAATGGATCGAGCAACTCCGCTGGCAACATGAACCTAACCTCTGAAATGCTTGCTCATATTTTCAAGTTTGCGTCAAAAAGAACAGATAACAATCCTCTAATAGCCGGCAAGGTAATGGAATCGATACTGGAACATCCTAATGTTCCGATGGAACTTCTTCGTGGCTATATAGACACCGCTATCAAGAATGATAACTCCGAAATACTTGCTGCCATCGCTTCCAACCCCGGAATATCCTCGGAAGAACTTGGAAAGATTGCCGCCGCCGGCATGGTGGTTGATGAAACCGTCCAATTAGCATTAGGAAAAAACTTAAATACCCCACCCGAGGTGCTGGCTAAGATTGCCGAGATGTTCCTCGGAGGCTCTTATGTCTCGGCATCTGCTGCTGCCCTCAAGAATCCTAACACACCAATCGAGACGATCAACAGGTGGGCTGGTTTCTTCGGGAGAGCACTTGCCAATGATGCCGACGACCTTCTCGCCCGATCTCTCGCTGCCCTCGGCAATCCTAGTATAGACGATGAGGCATTAGCCGATATTATATTTGATGAAAATGCCGAGGTCAAGAAGGATTTCAAAACCCTCAAGCATTTAGTCAAACTGGAAAACATACCCCCAGAGTTTATGGATGAGATAGTCTCCTTTATGGGGAGCGCCGACTACGCACAGTCCGGACCCGAAGGCAGTCACCTCGGTCAGTTGATGGCGAACCTCTGGAAGAACAAGTCTCTAACGGATAAGCACATTCGCACCTTGTTTGATGTTATGCCCGAAATCTTTGACGATTATAATTACAGTCAGATTTTCCCCGGATTGCTCTGGCATGCCCTCTATAATAACATCGCCTCCAAAGAGACCTTCACTCATATGGCTAAAGAGTGGATGAAGGTTCGTGATAAGATGTATTCCGACGGTGATATCAGTAGGCAAAAAGTAGAAGCCATCAACGACGCCTTTGCGAAAAAGGACATCTTCGTTGACGCCCCATCTTTCGGGCAACAAAAAGAAAGCATCCAAAACACACTCCGACAAATGATCAAGGAGGAGATGGGTGAGCCAGAAGGGTTCAGGCAGGTAGATGACTATTATCAAATGGGCTCCTCCACTAGTGAGTATCACCCCGCTTGGGATTATGCTCCGAACGAGGACCCCAGCCTTCTGTCTATGGAGGCGTATGAGGAGGCCTTTGGGTCTGCTCAAGAACTCGCTGGAGCACTTGGACTTGGGTCCATTATGATCGTGTTCATCGAGGGCGACGGAGTAGATAACCATGTCGCTCGCTATATCAACGGAACCTATGCTTCCCCCATCTTCGTGCTTGCTGATAAAGTTGAAGACGAGACAGAAGCCGCCTTGACGCTATATCATGAACTAGGGCACGCTTATGTGGATGCTCACGGAGCGAACCCAGAGAACGAAGAGGAGTTGGTGGAGAATTTCGCACAGATTGTAATCAACCAAGGTGCGGCTGCGGGCAAGAAAGTCCTTGATCATGTTCTCGGGCAACAAAAAGAAAGCATCCAAAACATTCTCCGAAGAATGATAAAAGAAGAAATCCTCAACGAAGCCAAGTTTGAGAATGAAGCCACTCAAATATCACGAGAGATAATGAAGAGGATTACGGCACACCTAGATGCTTATGACGGAGAACCAAGAGTTCCCCATCGCTTTAGGGCAAACAAGAATGACTTAGACGGTTTTGGCTATGGCGGCTATGGTCAGCCAAAGGTTCCAGAGACTCTCAAAGCCGAAGGTGTAAATGCTATTGTGGTAAAATTGGGTGTTGAGCCAAGCACCGCCTTCGCCAAAGACAGCAAGTTTGCCTCATCTGGTCAGACTCGCATGGGTGATGACGAAGGCGGTCGCCAGCGTATGATAGTTGTTGATGTGGCTTTGTCTGACGCCTTCACTCGTGATGACCTCTCCCTGCTAAACGCACGAGTAAAAAGCACCATCACCCATGAACTAACTCACGGCGGGCAAGGAGAAGATATCCTCGCCATCTCGGGCAACGCCCAGAAGGAGGCTTTCCGTCTTGGGATGAAAACCATTGAAGGCCTCCGTAGTTA